GAGATCCAACAGGGTAAAGTGTACCGTTGTTTTGAGTTAGAGTGTTTGAGAAAGGAGCAAAAGTGAACTGAGAGATATCTTGAAGTGCACTTGCTACGTTAGCGTTAGTAACGATAAAGTTAGCAGGTCCTCTTCTTCCTCTGTTAGCAACAACGTTAGCAGCAGCTAAGATTCTAGAGAACAATCTTCTTTGTAGAGTAGAAAGGTTCTCGTAACCTCCTGAAGCTGGACCAGCTGGAATCGGCATAGACTGTGCTTGATCGATCTTATTGATATAAGATGAAGTAGTTCCAACAGGTCCTGCGATAACCAAGTTCAAGTTAAGGTTTTGGTTTTCTACTGCGAAGAATTGATTGTGGTTAGACCAGCCTAAAGCAAATGCTCTAGAAAGGATGTGTTTGTTAATTGCTTGAGATACCTCATTAACCAATGCGTTCTCGATCATTGAAATAACGTCGATACCGAATTGTTTGTTAAGATCTTGGATTTGCTCAGTTGTAACAGAAGCAGCTACTTGGAAAGTTTCAGCTTCGATAAACTTAGTAAATGTAGAAAGACCCATTGAGTTGTAATAAGTACTCTCCCCAACGTTTCTTAACATTGGATTGTAAGTCTTAGTACCATCTACGTAAGGACCTTGCCAATCTTGGTCATTGTTAAATCCTGCACCAGAGAATCCTTGGATGTGATCTTCAAGAGCTTTAACTAACTGAGCAGTGTACCCGTTAGAAGAAGCTGCAGTACCAGTGTAAAGACCAGAAGTACCAACTTGTACAGAAACTCCGCTGATAATTCCAGCTACGTTATAACCATCAGTGATGTTAGTGATTTCGAAGATTGGGAAACCATCGATTCTTGATAGACCAACGAAAGTTAAAGTTAAAGTACCGCCGTTAACTACTGTGTAAGAAGTACCAACTGCGAATGAACCAGCTGTAGCACCAGTAATACCTGTAGCAGAACCTTGATAAACTGGGAATTTAATTACTGAAGGAGCTTTAGCTAAACTGTCACCAGATGTAGCAGAAGTAGCACCAGCAACTTTACCACCAGCATATACATAATCCAAGTAAGAAAGGATTCCAGTAGGACCTGACATAGGAATAACAGGAACGATATCAAAACCAACAGTTTTAGCAGCTACTTGAATAGCCAATGGAAGAAGTGATGGAAATTTATCACCAGATCCTTGGTTAGAAGCATTGTAAAATCCTTGGTTAGCACCGTAACCAGCCACGCCAGCACCGTTAGAACCAGTAAAGTTACCCATTCCTGGGAATGCAGGAGGAGCAACAAGTCCCATACCGTTAACAACACCTAAAGAGTTGTAAGCACCGGCAGACTCGTTTAATGAGTGATAGTGGCAATATTTGGATAACCATCCTTTTTTGCCTTCATCTGTGATACCAGCTTTGCTCTCGATGATCGGAGTCCAGGTATCGTAGATTTCTTGTTCGTTAATTAGTTTCATTTTTATTTGTTTTTTGTTTTTAAAGGTTTAAACTTATCTGTTAAATTTTTTCCCTAGAGATTCAGCGATATAATTCATATAGTCGTTTGAATATCCAAAAGAAGGTTTTTGGTTTTCGTTAATCGATTCATTTTCTTGAAGTTTTTGAAGTCCTACAGGAGATACTCCCAAATTTCTAGTTGACCAGAAGTTTCTAATTTGGTAAGGGGTATTTAAATTATAGAAATGACTTTGTGCAATAATTGATTGCTGATGTCCTTCTGTTAAAGATTCCCAAACCGGCTTATATTCATCTGGCATCTCATCTATAAATTTGATACCAACTGCATTTGGATTCTCATCTTCTTGAGCAGATTCGAATAACGGATTTTTTGGTGCCTTTAGTGTGTCGGCGAAATATCCTCCAATTTTATTTGAAGTAGCTTCAGTCTTTTGGGTTTGAACTGATTCTAGTAAGCTATCGATTTTTGAAGATAAATCTGTGTAGTTACCAGCATATCCCGATGATTTTAATCCCGATGCTGCGGTAAGATCTACGTTCTCGTTTATCTTTTGTCCTGCAAATCTATCTTTTCCTTCGATAGATTCTGCAATATACTCAGAATACTCAATTGATTTTCCAAGTTTTTCTGCTAAATACTCTGTATATTCAATTCCGTTGTTTAGGTTTTCTCCTAAATACTCAGAATATTCGATGTTATTGTTAACATTTTCTGCAATGTGCTCAGAGTAAGAAATATTATTATTTAAATTTTCTGCAATGTGCTCAGAATATTTGATGCTATTATCTAAATTTTCTGCCAAATATTCAGTATAAGAAATATTAGTGTCTATATTTTCTGCTAAATACTCGGAGTAAGAAATGTTATTATCCACATTCTCAGCAAGGTACTCAGAATAAGAAATATTTTGATCTAATTTTTCTGCTAAATATTTAGAGTATTCAATATTCTTATCAACGCTCTCTGCTACATACTCGGTATAAGAAATATTCTTATCTACATTTTCTGCTAAATAGTTAGAATAAGAAATAGATTTATCCAAATTCTCAGCCAAGTATTCGGTATAAGAAATATTTTGATCCATATTCTCAGCAAGATACTTAGAATAAGAAATATTTTTATCTACATTCTCGGCAAGATACTTAGAATAAGAAATAGATTTATCCAAATTCTCAGCAAGATATTCGTTATACTTAATTGTATTCTCCAAAGACTCTGCAAGATATTCTGCATATTTTTCTAATTTAGAAATTCTAAGGTCTGTATCACTAGAATTAGATTCAGAAACTGAGGTGTTTCTCAATCTTGACATTTCAGATTTCATAGAATCCATTTCTTTCTTCAAGAAGATAGAATATTGGTCAAGTTCTTCTGATGTAACAAATTCATTTTTTTCCATAAGGTTGGCTGTTTTTTCTTTCTTGTTTAATAATTTTTCAAATTCTTCCTCATCATCAACTCTATATATCATCATTGAATCTTGATTTTTTAAACCCAGACTTTCATTTAGACATTCTAGATGATTTATTATACTATTACCTTTGATCTTTGCATACTCGAAAGGGCTATATCCACAGCTTTCATAAACTCTTTCAAGCTGTGCATTTTTAAAACCTGGATCTGCAACTAAATCGTAAGTAAATATTTTTTTGATCTGAACTTTTTTATCTGATCCTACCGAGCCAGCAGCTCTAGAAGAAATTGACAAAGGAATACCAGCATCAACAAGACTTTTTGCTATTCTTCCTGCTGGCGTATCTAATAATTTAACTTTTATTTTTAGATTTCTATCTCCTTTATTATAAGATAAATCCGTAACTAAATGGGAAATATTTTTTAGGGAAATATCGAATTTTTCTGGATGGTCTAATTCTCCTAAAAGTCTTTGCTGTTTTATTTTGTCTTGAAGATAATCTAAATGTGGAAGATATTCATTTTCTTCGTATATTCTATGATTATTATTTTCTTTTCCGAAAACTGCTGCTATACCTTCTAAAACATATTCGTCGCTAGAATTTTTTTTAGATTCTAATATGCTAGATTGCTTTTCTAGTATAAAAACGAAATCTTCATTTAAAGACTTTAATCCTTTCATCTCATCTATAATTTAATTATATATCCAAAAAGAATTTTATTTTTTTAGATTTTAAAAAATTTAAATTATCTTTTATCCTGTTTTTCTAATTCTTCTTCGTCTTCTATCTTATCTCTATATGCGTCTGCTACCTTTAAAGCATCTTCAAAATTAGGATCTCCTTTTTCAAATCTTCTTAATTTATCTCCAATGCTGGCTTTTTTGTTATTTATTTTTATGATTTTTGGATTTCCTTCTCTATCTTTTATTATTTTTACACTAGTTACGTCATTCCATTCTGTTATTCCTACGGATTTTAGAATGTCAGGATCTATCCTTTGAATTACCCCTAATTTTTTATCTTCTTTTTCTTTTGAGGTGAAAACATCAAAAACTTCTTTCTTTTTTTCCTTCGAATAGAGGCTTGATGTTAGGATATCGTCACTAGCTTCTATTTCGGAATAGTAACCCTTTCCTCTTTTTTGATCCCTTTCTGACTGATTTTCTTTTTTCTCCTCAGAAGAAAGAGTATATTCTCCTTTTCTAGGGTCTATTAAAAAATCAAGATTATTTACCTGTACTTCTCCTTCTATAGGAGAATTATTGGAAGCAGATATTGCATCTGTGGTAATATGGAAATTAGTAAAAGTTCCGGGCTTATAAATATTCCGAAGACTAGGATCGGCATATTCTTTTTTCTCGACAAAATAAATAGCAAATTCTGCTGGTTTTTCTACAGTATTTAGTATTTTTTCAAAATTTTCTTGGAATTGTTTTGCTGTTAATACCCGGTCTGAAATTGAGACTTTAGAAGGATCGTCCGCATTTTCTTTTTCTCCTGGCTCTCCAACTTTTTCCCCTGTTGGTAATTCTTCAACAGGTTTAAGAATTTCTTTTCCGTCCCCATTATTTTCCAGGATGGATTCTTTTATTATTCTAAAGTCATTAAAAGATGTTATTGGCTTAGGTTCTTGTATAGAAGAATACCACTTAATACTTTCATTTTTTGCAAGATCCTCTTCTTCTCCCTCTTCGGATTCTTCCTGGTCTTCTCCCTGAGTCTTTGATGCTCTATAATTATTTTCCGCTTCTTCTCTCTGAGCTCTTTCCTCCTCTGTTTCTCCCTCGGGATCTCCTATATAAGAAGAAATGGGTTCAACGTCAAAAAAAGAATTTATCTCTTCTTCGGAAGCATCTTCTATATCTACATCTTTTACTTTTGTCCCTATTACATTTATGGGATTAGATTCAGAATCATAAAAATAAAATTTATAATCTTTCGGAGCATCTCCATCTATAATTACTAACTGATCGGGAGCATCCTCGTATCTAGGTTTAAATTCTTCAAATTTACAATGTCCGTAATAAGCTAGAGGAGGTATATTTTTAGGGTCTGGCGAATTTCCTCCTAAGAAATAAGCTCCTATATTATCGTCCCTGTATCCTTCCGAGTACGTATTGGATTTTATGAACAAGAATTTAATATCATACCCTTTAATCTTGTCCCATAGATCCTTATAATTAACGGAATTTATAATAAATAAAGACATGGAAGGAGAAGTTTCATTATTGCCTTTGAAATCGTATACCTTAGTAATGTTCATTGTAGTTCTAGTAGAATTAGAAACTACAAAGCTTAAAGCAAGTCCCCATCCTTTTTCCGGATTTTGAGTCCAACAAAGAGTTATAGTTTCTCCTTGTGGTATATCCCCAGGGTTAAAAACGTTGCTAGCGCTAGGACAAATGGTCTTGGAATAATTTTTCATGGCATCTTCTTTCCCTCCTATCATAGGATCCCAAGAAGGAGCTTGATTGTCGCTAGTATAATTTAAAGCAGACCCAACGACGTCGCTAAGTATTAATATCCATCCTAGAGGATTGGTGATTTTTGCAACCCCCGATAAAACTCTAGCTCCCCTGGAAATTTTCGATGCTGTCCCTGCTATTTTTCTTCCAAAAACAAGGTATCTAGCTAATTTCCATCCTTTAAGGGCTTTTTTACCCTTGTTTAAGAATGCATATTTCTTATAGGTTTTATAATTTTTTAATGCTTTAAAAGGCCATTTTAAAGCATTTGCTGCATTTTTCGCCCCTCCTTTCCAAGTTGACTGCTTAAATGGATATTTTAAAAAATTTTTACCTCTTCCTTTCAAATATGAAAATCCTCTAGCTATAACTCCAGGTCTAGCCCCGGCTAAAACAGCTTGAGATCTTGCAAGACTTCTAAAAGGAGCTAATAGTCTCCATAAGCCGATGGTTCCAATAATACCTGCTCCTTGCATAGCTGAAAGGGCACCAAGCATAGTAAATATTTTTCCCGAAGTCGAATCAAGGATATTCGTGAATTCGTCAGAAAAACTATATATCCTTTGTACTACTGCCTCCAGAACACTATCAAATCCAGATACGCTCGGATCCCCTCCGAGATTAGGAGCTATTTGAGTTATCTGACAAACTATGATAGGGGTTTTTCCCCCTTCGATTTTTGCAATTACTTTTAAAGTTATTCCTATTGTTGCGGTTTCATCTGTTTCCCCCGTAGAAGGATCAAAAGCAGATACAAAAATCTCACAAATATTTCCTTTTTCTAAAGTTTTTAGGTCTAATTTTTCTTGAATTTTTCCTTCGTTCCTTAAACTATTTCGCGTAAAAATAAACTTTATAAATTTTCTTTGAGTGTCCGTTAATTTTCCTCTTTGGAAATCTGGAGATTTTCCAGAATATTCAGTTCCCATTGAGGTTTTTTTCGTTCCTCCCGCAAGATCTATAAAATCTGTTTCATTTAATTCTTTTTTATTTTCTAAAAAATCTGAATAGCTTGATATTTTTCTTTCTCTTTCCGTCTCGTAAGGCTCTTCGCTTTCACTAGTCCATTCCCCGCTAGAAGAATTGTATTTTCTTCCTGTTTCTTCTAAATACTTTTCGAACTCACTAGCTAAACACCACCACTGAAAATCTTCGAGATCGACCTCAAGGCCTTGCTCTATAGCTTCTTCGTTTAGCTCCAAAAATCCCATACCTTCTCCTCTTTTTATAATTCCATCGTCGTTAGAAGCGGTTAGAAATAGAACAGATCTATGATTAATAAAAAGATCACTAGGATCTGGGTTTTCTGCATTTTTATCTGGATCATTTACCGGATTAGCAGGAGCAGAAGGGCCGGTCCCTCCTCCGGATCCTTTTAAATTTTCCCCATTTTTTTCATTTATTCCCACTACTTCGTCGGGGAATAAACATTCTATCAGATACTCTTTAATTGATTTATCTTCCATCTTATTAATCGCTAAAAATTTTGTCGTAAGACTTTGTTATTATGTTTATAATTTTTTCTATATATCCCGTATTTCTTAGCTTTTTAAAGGCTAGATTTCCTATGGAAAATTCTCCTTCTTTAGAAAGAGATTCCGTTCTCATTTTTTGAATTTTCTCTTTTACTGATTTTGCTCTTTTATATAATTCTCTTGAATTAGAGGGAATTTTAGATGCATGAAGGAGTCTAGTTTCTAATTGATCTATATCATATACATACCCAAGATATTTTCTCTCTAGCTCAATTTCATCCACGGAAGGAACATCATATTTTGGGTGTTTGATCCAAGTATTATTTACCAAAGAATAAGTTGCAGTGGAAGCATCGGGATCGTCTAAGCTTTGGAGAAACAACTCTACATCATATCCTTTTATTTTTATATCATGTCTAAGATTCCATCTAAATCTTATTCCTTGAATTGCTTCGTTTAATATCTCCGGATGTTCATCGTCTATCCCTTTTAAATCCATAAGAATGTGAACGTCGAAATCAGAAAACTCGGTATAATTGTAATTTGCTAAAGATCCTGTAAGAATTATATCTTTATATTCTCTTTCCCCGAAAATCTCTTCGTATTTAGAAAAAAAATCTTCTCCTATCTCAAGTAATCTTTTTCTTATAGGTTCATTTAGAGTCCATTGGGATTTTCCTTTTATTTCTTTTAAAGACCATATATCTGGATTTAACTCGTCACTATAAAAAGGACTTATTCTTCCTTCTGACAAAAAATCGGTTATTTTTAAGATATTATTCAAATCTTTATTTTTATACTGTATATATCAATATAAAAACAGAGGTTTATTGATCAAAGGAAACTGAAGATAGGATTTCTATTACGGAATCAACATCCAATTCGCAATACCTCCTTATTTTATCCAGATCTTTTTCGTCCCAGTAAGTAGAATTTACTTTAGACCCTTCCATTTCTACTTTTGGGGATTCCACTCCTAAGCTGCAGGACAAAACTTCCAATCCTAAATATCTTCCCTGTATATGGTTCCCGAAAGAGAATAATTCGGTTGTGTCTAGTATGTTTATTTCCCAAGGTTTTTTATTTGAAACCATTAAACTAGAAGGGGGAATTATTTTATTGTAAACCATTCTTTTCCCTAGATAAGGAACATCAAATCCTTTTACATTATGTCCGCAAAGTCTAAATCCCTTGTGTTCGGAATTTATTATTATTTTTTTGCATTTTTCCAGTATTTCTATCTCATTATCTAGACAAAAACTTATAAATCTTTTCTCTCCATTTTCTTCCAAAACCCCGAAAGAAGCACATACTATTCTTCCAAATTCTGGCTCTAAAGGAGATTTATCCATGTATATCTCATTCGAGCTAAGATCAGATAAATCGGAATAAGATTTTCTATAGTAATCTTCTCTTTTTTTCCAGCATTGGTAAAGTCTAAAATTTTCTTCTTTTAATTCTTCTATCGAAGAAAATTGAGAGATTGTTTCTAAATCAAAATAAAGTAATTTATCTAATTCGGATTTTCTTATCATTTTTTCTTTTTTATTTTTTTAGTAAAAATTATAGGAGCCAAAGAAAGTAATTCTCTGGAATACCTAAAGCAAGCATCTTCTTTCTTATTTACTTCTAATATGATATTAAGACCTAATCCAAATGTAGGAATTCTATTGGTAAGATATTGAGAAGGCGAAGAAGAAAGAAAATTTCCTTCGGAATCTCTTTCTTTAGATTCGGAATGAATAAAAATAGGAGTTTCTCCTTTCCACGTAGAATTAGAAAGAAACATAGCTTCTCTAGCAGTAAGTCCCCCGTTATTAAATACGTGACCCATGAATCTAAAAGTTATAGGTATTTGGGTTTCATAATAAACCCCAGAAAGAAGATCCGTAACCGAGAATAGACTTGGCTTGTCATCATTAGTTACTGTAATCTTTGATATTACGTCTTGCTTCAATTCAGAAACTCTTGAGCAGAAAGATTTCATGGTTTCTTTTCTGTTCCCATAAGCAGATCCTATTCTTACTATTATAGAAGGATAATCAATCCCTAAAGAATCAAAAATATTAGAAATAGAATTCAGAAGATCTACAGTCTTTCTTTTTACTTCTTCCATCTGCGAAGCTAAAAAATATTCTTTAGAGCAATAAAAAAATATCTTAGAAGAATGTAATATTATAATTTTATTTATTCCGTTCAAAAGATTCCCAATCTCTTCCAATTCTTCTTCTAAACAATCCTTAAAAAAATTTTCGGAAAATTCAATCTCAGATGAATCTATACAAATATTTTTTATTCCTTTTTTAGAATTTTCTAAAAGAGATCTGTAGATAAGTTCCAAAAGATCCTTTTTAGAATTTAAAAAATATTTAGAATTATTAAAAGAAAGAGGAAATCCAAGATAAGTTATTTCGGAAAATCCAATATTATTCATTTTATTCTTTCTTCTTTTTAGAAGAAAAATATAAAATAGTTTCCTTTATCCTCCGGTCGTTTCGAGACCTAATTCATTAGATGTATAAACAGTATCGGAGTTGTACTTTTTAGGAACACTCTGATTTCTACCATCTCTAGAATCTATTTCTACGTGCCCGTGATCCCCGCCTGGAGCAAATTTAATACTATCGGATTTTATTTCTATTACTTTTTCTGTCTTTTTTCCTTTATTGTAGACCTGTATGAAATATCTGTATTCTCTATTATCTGGAGTTCTAAACGCTCTAACTATTACTCCATTATATTTTTTATCGTCCTTAGATTTTACGGATTTTCCTATTACCGCATCTCCTATCTGGAATTTTGCTCCTTTTACATTATTTGGAATGTTTGGGTCTCTTCCTACGGATACGGATAAATCATCGAAAGGCTTATAGTTTATCTTAAGAACTCCGTTAGCCCCTCCGAATCCATATGTGTCTCCGTAAGCGTTATCCCCTCCTGCAAAATCCTCGTATATAGATTTAAGGTGTTTCATTAATCTATATATCCTTTTTATCTTTGGATTCGCTATTGTGAACTTTAATTACATCCCTTATTTTTGAAGCCAACTCATAATTTTCAGAATCTATAGCTTTTTTAAGCATATTTTCTAATCTATCGAAATCAGATTCTTCTATTCTGTAATCAGGTTTACCCGAAATATTCGATAAACAAATTCTTTGGGGCGAATAGATAACTTCTATAGAAGATCCTAATTGGATTTCATCTTCTATTTCTTCTTCATCTTCTTCTATATCTAAATCCCACTCGCTGTTAAACCAAAATATAACCCAAGGTCCATAAATAAATTCACTTATATCGTTTTCTACTACGTATTTAAGAAGAGTTTTTAATTCTGCTTTATATTCTCCCTTAGTTATTTCTTCTGTGTAGTTCTTTTTTTTCATTCCTGGTATTGCAGTAACCCCTTCTCCAACCCCGAATTTAAAAATTTTTCCTGCACTGCATATAGAATCCCAATCTAAACTAGATATAGTTTTTTCTATTAATTTTGAATTCTCTTTATTCATAGGTTAATTTTTAATTCCTATTTGCTCCCTAATTTCTTTTACCCAATTTTCATATTTTTCTGGATAAAATGTTTTAAGATTTAATAAATCCCTTTTTGAAATTTGATATTTTTCTCTTAAAAATAATTCAACTTCAGAATAATCTTTTTTATTTTCGGATTTCTGGGTTTCTTTTTTCTTAGTTTTTGTATATATCCAATACGGAGGCTTGGTGTAGAGATTAATTAAAGTTCCGTGCCACCAGTCCACGGCAGAAGAAGGATTTATTTTAAGATGATTAAATTGATTTGCTTGTATCGGAAAATTTATAGACATTATCCGATTAATCATAAAAAAATTCCTTGCTTTATCGTTTTTGCCCACATCCCCCCAATTCTTATCCGAAAACATCTTTTTAATTATATCGAATAGCTGCATTTGTTTCTATGAATTAAAAAATGAAAAAGGATCAAATTGTTTAGGTGTAGAATTTTCACTAGCTATCCATTCTGTTCCCTCTAATATTTTTATCCTATCTATTGTTATATTTCTTTTAGGTATTTCTATTCCTCTTTTTATTTCTTTTTCCATTTCTTCTGTAACATATTCCGGTATCATTTCAGAATTTAACCACATGAGATTAAAGTTTCTTATTAGATTCTTAATAACTTTTTCTCTATTTTCGGAAGAATCTACATCTTTAGAAGTCCTTAGTATAAAACCAGAAATCCAATTTAAAAAATCCTGATCCTCTATTATTTCTATAACATCTCTATTATACCACTCAGATTCTATAAAAGATTCCATAATACAATCTGCTTTTTTCTGGGTAAAAGTTTGGGTCTTTTCTCCTTTTTTAGTTTCCCAAACACTAGGAACACAATCCCCTTTATCTCCTACTAAAACTTTATTAAATATAAATTTTTTATCTTCGATTTCTATTAATTCGATTTTATTCAAAAGGTTTGACATTTTTTCTTTATCCGAATCTATAAAATCCATCGTGTTGAAAATAGAAATATCGGATTTATTTTCTAGCCAATTTTCTTTCCATCCTTTAGGTATGCTTAAGATATTTCTTTTAGAGTTAGTATTCCATGTACAAGTCCAGGAATTATTTTTTATTTTTACTAACTGATATAAATCTTTATCCCCCGATATTATAAAACAATTTTCTCCTATTGAATTAAAATATTCACTCCAATACAAAAGAAGATCGTCTCCTTCTGCTCCTTCTACTTTAGAGTAAATAAATCCCATCTTTTCTAGATGTTTTCCGAATTCTTGTAGCAGTTCAAAAAATATAGTCCAATCGACGTTTTCGTCTTTTATTCTATCGGATTTATATCCTCCCCCTTCTATTTCTACTTTCTTCCTCCAACTTCTGCTATCGGAGGTAAAAATTAATCTTCCCCCAGTTGGAAGGTCTCTTAGGGAAGAACATAGATCTGTTGCTATTTTTCTTATGAAAAGGGATCTATCTTTTTTATCAGAAAGAGTTTTTCCTGGGTCTATCCCAGAATACCCTGCAAATACTCCAAAAGTTTTGTGGAAAATATAATTTCCATCTATACATATGTTTACCATAATAATTAGTATTTTTAATTATAGAAAGAATTATCTATAATATTTCTTTTATTTTTTAACTAAATAGTCTATAAGAGAAATTAATTCGGAACTAGAATTTTCCTCTTTTTTTGAATTGTTTATAACCAGATCAAAGTCTTTAAATTCTTTAAAATCTTCCTCGTCTGCTTTAATCCTTCTCTCTACGTCATCCGCGTCTTTTCTTTCTAGCAATCTAGATCTTCTAGATTGTTCGTCGCAATCGATATAAATTACTATGGAATCTTTTCTATCTTTTTTCTTCAGAGAAGATATTCCTTTCGGGGTCATTATAAAAAGATTAGATTTTTTAAATTCTTTTTTGGAAGTTCCGTAAAACCACCCGTTAAAATAAACACTTTCATAGAGTTCTTTTTCGGCGGGTATATCTTTTTCTTCTATAAAAAAATAGTCTTCTCCTTCTTTCTCTCCTTCTCTTATAGGCCTAGTTGTGTAAGATCTGCAATAGGTAAATCCAAATCCTTCCATTATTTTTCTAAGGTAATCTTTTCCAGATCCACCTTTTCCGGATATAATTATTCTTTTCATTCCATTAATTTTTGTATGCTACAAAATAAAGAAAGAAGAGAAATCATAGGATCTATTACCTGAATTCTCTGTGATTGATGACTTGCTACTAGAATTATAACTCCAGGAATTATTTTAGATAATTCCGGTCTATTTCCTATTATCCAGTCTATAAACTCATTTCCTAAAGCGGACATTATATCATCTACTTTTCCGGAATATTCACCTACTATAATTTGATAATTTTTTACTGGGTCTTTAGAATCAACTATCATTTTATATAGATCCTCATAAGACCACCCGAACTCTTTTATTTTTTGGGAATCCACTTCTTTTACCCCTTCTATCATCCAGGTCTGTATTCTGTTAAGAGCAGATCTAAAATCTGGATAATAATTTTTTTGAAAAGTTTCTAATGATTCGTCGTCTATAGAAATTCCTATCTTATTAAGTATTATTCTTATTCTGCTTTTCCATTCTTCTTTTAAAGAATTCTCTTCTGAACTATCTATAGGGTTAAAATCTATAACTTCGAATCTACTCTGAATAGCTTCTGGAATTTTATTTATGTAGTTGCAAGTCGCTATAAATCTAGTGTTAGCCGCAAATTTTTCTATCGTTCCTCTTAATGCTTTATAGAATTGATCTGATGCTCCGTCAAACTCGTCAAGCACCACTATCTTCTTAGAAGATTTTCCATCCATAACAGATACGCTAGAACAGAAATCGTTTATCTTATTTCTAATAGTATCTACTGAACTTTCATCGGAAACGTTTATAAATAGATGGGGAAAAGAAGACGCAAGTATTTTAGCTAATGTAGTTTTTCCGCATCCGGGGGAGCCAGATAAAAGTACATTGTGTCCTAATCCATTTAGAAAAATTTTATTAATTCTCTGAGGGAGGATCATATGTTTTAGTTCTCTTGGTCTTAGTTTTTCCGTTAATAGTTCTTGTATCATATTTTATTTTTATAGACATAATACAAAAAAAATAGGGAAAGTTTCCCTATTTAATTAAATTTTAAATATTTTAGATTTTATATTGTTACCGCCGGGGTTTCTCCTCCTTCAGCTCCTTCTGCAGCTCCTTCTTCCCCTCCTTTTTTCTCCGCTTTTTTAGCTTCTTTCTCCTCTTTTTTCTTATAGTCTTCATTCATTTTAGCTTGATCCGGAGTAATTCCCAAAAATCTATTAATGAGAAATTCTTTATCGAAATAAGGAGTTTCGGTTTCTCCTATTTTCATTTTTATCTCGGATAATCCGTTAACAAATTCTATTCTTTTAGTGAATCCCCCCATTTGTATCATTTCTTCCAATTCACTTTCTCTGTGATAGTTTAACCCTAATTTACTTTTAAAATTCCTATCTTTTGCCAGTTCGGGATGATCTAAACACATCTGGATGTAAAGAGGCTTAACTAATATTTCTTGAAAAATAGATCTAAGTCTTCTTAAGAATTTTTCAAATCTTATTTCGTCTCTTTGCATCTGATCTACTCCAGTCTGATAGTTTATAGGAGCTGAAGACCGGGAAGAAAATCTAGCATAAGGGATCTTCGAATCCATCTTTAATTTATTAAAGAAATAGAGAACGTTGTCCATTATATTAAAATCAGGACCACTAGGATTTAAGGAAGATATATCGGGGGTTTGACCATCTTTTTCTGGAAAAAGGTAATTTTTATAAAATTGAACTTTGGGTCTACCGTTTATCGTTAATTCCCCAGAATTGTCATTTATGGATATATCTTCTTTGTAATTCGACATAATTTGCCCTAGAGTCTGTAAAGCTTTTTGTTGAGATTGAGTTCCCGTAGGAATTACGAATTTAAGTCTATATGAAGCATTCATAACATTCCAAATAATTCTGGTGTTTTCCATTATTTTAAGAATGTTATAAGATCTTATTAATCTTTCTGCATAACTAACTCTAGAAACAGAATTTCCTTTTGCATATGATATGTAAACTATTTGTTCGTTAGTAAGTTTTCTGGACATCTGTGGATTTGCAGGGTACTGTATCCAGAATTGCTGATAATCTTTTTCCCCTATTTTTTCGACAACCGGTTGTAATGACGTAGGATCTAATTCTTTAAATCCTATAATTTCTTTCCCTTTGTTATCATAAATGATTTCGAAAGCTAAAAATCCATCTATCAAAAGTTGTCTAAAATACTGCCAGGCTAAATTAGATTGTTGAAATCCAAATACATTATAAAGCCTATTATAGTGATCTGTTATTTTTTCTAATATTTTATCCTTTAAATCTATATTTAAAGTAGAAGCGGTAGCAAAGAAATTTCTATCGTCATATGTTATAGATTCATCGCAAACAGTATCTAATATAAATTCTATTTCCCCGTTAAGAGAAAATTTTCTAAGAAATTTTCTTTTTTCTATATAATCTCTATCAAAATAAGCAATATATTTTCTTATCTTTACATCTTGATGTGAAAGTATCCATTTAAAAGCATCATCTTGGGTGAATCCAGTCCCTTCGGAATTAAAAAAAGAACTTTCAGTTTTACCGATAGCTTGAGAATTTCTAACAACCATATCGTCATATTTCATCCCGAAACTAGATATCTTTCCCAGATTTCTTATAATATTACCGAAAGCTGATGTATTTGGTTGTTGATGATCTAAAAATCCTGCCATTTCTTTTTTATATTGTTACCGCCGGGGTTTCTCCTCCTCCTTCAGCTCCTTCTGCAGCTCCTTCTTCCCCCTCTTTTTTACCTTCTTTTTCTTTTTCTTTTTTCTTTCTTTCTTTTACTTCTTCGTTTACTTTTAGATCTTTTTTATCTACTCCTAAGAAATTTTCTATTAGAAAGGGAACGGAAAAATATGGTTTTTCGTCGTCTCCCATTAATCCAATCATAGCAGTTACGGATTCTTTTCTTTTGTTTATAACATCTATCTCCTGATTTAGCTTAAACGGATTGTCCGAAAAAAAATCTAAACCCAATTGGGATTTAAATACGAAATCTTTTTCTAACTCTTTGTGTTTTTTAACCATTTGAACCCAAAGAGGTTTTATCATGATATCTTGAAAAACTGTTCTTAGTCTTTCTATAAATTTAAAAAATCTTATCTCGTCTTTATCGAAACCTTCCGCGACGTTCGAGTAAGCGGCCGAGCTTCCGCCCTCGGGAGTAGAAAATCTAGATGGGGGAATCTTACTTTCCTGTATAAATCTATCGAAAAAATAATTTAAAGGAGAAGAATCATTTAAATTTGGCCCTTCGTTACTTATTGGCTCTATAGTAGGGGTTCCTCCTTGTCCCGAAGGCATTAAATAATTCTTATAAAACTGTATTTTAGGTTTACCGTCTATCATTAATTCCCCGGTCTGATCATTTAAATCAAAATCCTCCTTATAAATACTCATTAATTCTCCTAGAGTTTGCATACCTTTCTGCATCGATTTAGTTCCAACCGGAACTGTCATTTTCATTCTAAATTGAGAATTCATAACCGACCATATAACTCTGGTGTATTCTATTGTTCTTAGAATATTAAAAGGTCTTATCAATCTTTCTACGTAACTTATTCTAGAAATAGCATTCCCCTTAGCATAAGAGATGTATATTATCTGGGGTTCGTATAGAATTCTTCTTTTTTTAGGGTCCTGAGGATATTGGGTCCAAGTACTTAAAAAACTTCCATCTGGCTGTTTTTCTACACTAGGAACAAGAGTAACCGGATCTAATTCTTTAAATCCTATTATATTTTTCCCATCATCGTCAAATATTATTTCGAAAGATAAAAATCCATCTACTAAAAACTGCCTAAAATATTGCCAAGCGGTTATATCATCGGAAAATCCCCATATATCATATAATTTTTTATATGAATCATAAAGATCATTCTTAAATTTTTCATTTATGTCGGTAAGATCTAAGAAAGAAGGATAAGCAAAATAATTTGCAGGGTCGTAAGAGATTGATTCGTCGCAGATAGTATCTAAAACCCATTCTATCTCGGGGTTTAGAGAAAATTTTCTTAAGTAATCTCTTTTTCCTTTATAATCCTTATCGAAATAGGTAATATACTGTTTTGTAGTTACGTCTTGTTTTGCTAAAGCCCACGATAAATTTTCATCTTCTTTTCCTGCGTGTCCGTCTTTGTTTAAAAAGCTGGCCTCAGTCACCCCTACTGCTTGAGAATTTCTTATGACCATATCTTCGTACTTCATACCAAAGGTGCTTAGATTTTTTACGGATTGTCTTATCCGATCTATAGCTCCCGGGCTTGAAGGTTTATTATTTTCTACGAATCCTGCCATAATTGATATTAGGTATTATACCTATTTTTTTATTTTAATTTCGATTTATATTCTTTATATATCTCAAAAGAACTCAGGCCCTCGAACGTATTTAGTTCTAAAAAGGGAATTCTCACCCAATCCTCGGATTTTATCTCTTTTGTGTTGTAAAAATATTCATATTTAAATCCAAAAATAGATTTTCTATATCCGGTTTTATTTAAAATAGAATCTAAATTTTCAGGAGATAAAGGAAGAGCTTCTTTTTTTTCTTTAGGATTACTATTTTTGGATATTTTCTCCTTAAATAAATTCCAGATTCTAGATAAAATAACTTCTCTAGCCTCGTAAGGAGAAGTAGAAAGATCTATTCCGTGTAAAATGTTCCCGTATTCTTGGCTTTTAGTGTAGTTTAAAAATAAAAAAATAGGATTTCTATTTATAAATTTTCTTTTTTCGGATATCTTGGCCGGGGTTTTATATTGAAAAGAATAAATAATCCCAGGAACAAAAGGAAGAGAAAAGGAAGAATATTTAGAATTTTCTAAATAATTCTTAGAAAAAAAATTATTAGATTCCTTTATTCTGCCTTCTTGGCTTTTATATTCGTAAGAATATTCTTTTAATAATTCTTCGAAGTTTTTCATTTACCCTTAAATAAAAAATTTTCATTAATGACTCCAAACCTAAACCCTCTTTGTTCTGCCCATAATTTTGCAGCTTTAAATTTGGATTGGTTAGTTATCCATATCTGCATATTTCTATTGTAGGCTTTAAGTTTAGCTGTTGTCATATTCCCCTCATAAACCGGTTTTTGGGTTTGTTTTTCCGGTTTTATTTCTATTATCCATTCCTGTTCTTCCCCGTCATTCTTTAAAGTTTTCATATAGAAATCCACATTATACTCGTGTTCTTTTTTATCTAATGGATTGTAGTACGGGATCTTTAGAGGCTCGGAGCTCCATTTTATTATAGATTCATTGGTATCACAGTAAATACAAAATCTTTGCTCCCACGACGATCTAAATATGATATTATGTATATCTCCTATGTATTTATCTGGATTTTTTGGTACAAATTTACCAGATTTGTATTCTCCGTTGGGTTTTACTTTTTTTATATCCGTCATAGATCTTTTTTATGATCTATTTATCTAAATTATACATTATATGTATTATCTTCCCCCGTGATATAACTAAATGGTATAGTTTTTGGATTTTTTGGAGGGTGTATTTTTTTCCATCCTTTTGCAAATCCATTTTTTGCTATCTGGGTAAAATAAGAAAATGCATTGTCCGATTTATCGGGATTGAATCTATCCCAATATTTACAAAGATCTTCCATCGCAAAAGCCATGCAATCTTCTTTATCCGATGGATCTTTATAAGACATTTTTTTAGATATTCCATCTATTATAAGATAAAACATTCCCACTATTTCCGGATTAAGACTTCCTTTTTCTTTAGAATCTTTAAATGCCGCTAGTAGGTCTTTGTTTTTTACGTATATTTTAGCCATTTTTGTTTTTTGTTATTAGAGTTTGTAGTAAGAAAAAAATGAAAAATTTCGATCAAGAAAAAAGGAATCCTAAGATTCCCTTTTTTTATTTTGTTTTTTCTTCTCCTTCTTCTTCTATTTTTTTATTAGTGGATTCCTTTGGAGCTCTTGACATGAATCGGGAAAGATCTTGATCAAATTTTTCTTTTGTTTCTTTTTGATTTTTAAATGAAGGAGCAAAATAAAAATTACGATCTACTTTTTTTTTAGTAACTCTTCTTCGTTAAGAGTTGTATTGTATCCGTGATTATGATCTATGTCTAAAGTTGAATTCTTAAGTTCAAATCCTATCTTTTCTTTTTTTCCAGGAGCTACGGAGAATCCATGAGAATCTTTAAATTTTCCTAAATACCCTCTTTGTTTATTCAATTCAGATTTGCTTATTTTTCTTGCTTCCTTAATTCCTTCTTCTCCGTCCTCATCTGATTCTTCCTCATTTTCCTCTGCTGCTTTATTTAAAGCTTCTTCTAAATCTGATATTTCTCCTACCGTGTAATCTGAAGTTTTTCCGCTATCCAATAAAACTGTATATCTACCAGAACTTCCGTCTACAGATAGAACTTTTCCAGTTTCTCCTGATTCTTTGACTTTAACAAAATCTCCTATTTTAAATTTTTCATCTTCGAAAATATCATCATCAATTTCAACGAGATTGTCTTCTACTCTTTCTATTTCGATATTTAAATGGTTCCATTTTTCTCTAAGTACTGATAATTCTTTAGATAAACTGTAATGAGCTGATTTTAGTTCTTGGCTTTCTTTTAATTCAGGTTTGCTCTCAAAAAATCTTTCTATCTTTTCTATCTCAGATTCTATTATGGTAATGTTATTTAGAATTTCATTTCTGTCATTTATCATAATAGATTTTCTCTTATAATCTCCTTCTAAAAATTCTGTAAGACCTTCCGATATATCATATCTTAAATAATCCTTAACCGCTTTAACTGCTTGAGATCCATTTACTTTATATAGGGATTTTTCTCTCATAGATTCATTTACCTTCTGAAGGTAAATTTGGTTTTCCCATTTTATTAAGTTTATAGAAACTCCTTCATAGATATTAGAAATTATAGATTTTGCAAAATCCAGTTCTACGATGCTATCATAATTTTCATAGATAGTAACTACATCGTTGACTAAAGTACTTTCCATCATTCCTAGATTCGAAGTAACTTCTAATCCTACTATTTTTGCAAGATCCACACTATTTCTAAAATTTAATTTACTTTTTCCTAGATAAACAGAATTTTTAGTTCCTTCTTCTACTATTTTTATAGTATTTTTTCCAATAGCAATATAAGCTCCATTTTCATCTATTCTAATATTAGGTTTAGAACAAATAGAAAGTAGATTCAAATAAGAACTAGGAACTGTTTTTTTAATTTCCGATTCGCTAAGTCTATTAAATCCGGTATATCCACCAGAAAATAAATCTCCCCCTAAAGGAAATACTGTTCTTCCCTCTTCGATTAATACCGGGGCAAATAAAGATTCTACTCTAGATTCTCCTTGGCTAACTCTAGGTAAATTTAAATAACCGCTATTTCTAGATTCATTAATTTTTATAGAATTTGATAAATTTCTAATCACCGGGTTAAATTCCCATCTTTTTATTTTTTTCAATAAAAGATCTGTTGATTTATTTTCAGTAACTAACCAAGAATCTAAATCGTCTATCAAATCCGAATAGAAATTTCTACTACCCCCGTTTCTTAAATTTTCTAATACTTTAGAAACTTCAATCTCTCTAGAATATCTTTTTGTTTTTTCCGATATTGTTTCTATGACATCTTTTACATCAGAATCCCATCCTATTTTAGAAAGCTCATTCAAGTAGGATTCTGCCAATAAAAATTCTTTAATTCCCCTGTCCTGTACCAAATTTCTAAATTGCTCACATATTATTTTGGTTTGAGGATATGAATATACAGCTTTACTTTTTAAAAATTCTAAAGATTCTAAAATTCCAAGGTTATTTAATTTTTGAGCTTCTCTGAAAGATTTAACGCTACCGTCAACCAATGATAAATCTTCTAATTTTTCAACTAATGATTCATTTAAAGAATTGCTAGGTTTATTGTTAAGGAAAGTTCCACTATTATCTAAAGATAAATTTTTAACTCCTTCCCAGTGTTCCATTAGCTGCTGAGCAGATCTTCTAGATATCTCTGCTTGTTCGTTTTTAATAGCATCTACATGCTCTTTTATATTATCAGAAAAATTAGAATCTTCTTCATTGATTTGATTAAAAAAAGATTCTGGATCCAATTTCATTCCTCCATTTAGATAGCTCTCGCACAATTCTCTAACTTTAGGAGATTTTGTTAGATCTTTTAATTTTTTAATTTGATTTACGAAATCCATTTTTTGTCTATTTAAGTTGTGATCTATATATCTTTTCCAAAATAAAAAAATTAGAATTTATTATCTTGCAACAAGAATTTCTAATTTAATTGTTATATCTGAATGGGGATTACAAAATATTATTCCTCCATTATCGTAAACGGTTCCCGGCTGAGATATATTCCACCCTAACGGCTGGGAAGAAACATCGGTAATATCAGATCCTGTAAGTAACATAATTTTTCCCATATTGTAAATTCCCCCGTCATATTCCCAGGTTAAATATTTTCTGGTCTCTAAAGTACCTTCCGGAAAAGTGGATTTTACTAATATGAAATTTACAAATCCTTCGCTGTCTGATATATCGGTTTGGCTTAAAAGATAACAAGAAGAAGGCGGAAGATTTATTTTAAGTTTAGAATAAGAAGTTATTTCTTCAAATATATCGTCCATTCTAATAAATTTTTCCGGATAATTTGTAGTAGGGGTATCTAAAACTAAAAATCCTCTATTAAATCTAAATCCGGAATCTTCATCATATGGGCATTTTACAGGTCTAGTTGCCATTAGTTAGCGGTTAAAATGGTTAATTTTACGGTCTTTTCTGTGGGATTAGTGAAAGATATTCCTCCCTCGTTTATATCCGGGGGAGAAGAATGTTCGTAATCCGAAAATGGATCTACGTCCCATCCGTGCCAAGAAGAACCATTTTTTATAGCTCCTGACAATATCATAATAGATCCCATAATTTTTCTCGGGGTATTTCCATAATCCCAAAATAAAATTTTCTCATTATTTTCTGCTTCTGGAAGATATTCTGCTTTAGCTACTATTAAAGAAACCTCTCCTTCCGTAGAATAAAAGGAAGGATCTAAATTTATCGTAGTTAATGGATCTATTACTATAGTTTGTTTTTGGTAATCCGAAAAAGATTGTAAAGGATGGAAAAAATCTGCAAGAGATATTTTATCCATAGTCTCTTCTTTTCTTATTACTGAGTAATATTCTTTTATAAATTTAACTTTAGGAGAATCGTTAAATCTTCTAAAAGTTGCATTTATTCTTCTTAGATCCCTATTTAATAAAGCAACATTGGTATAATTGGTAAAAAATCCTCCTGTAGATCCAGAAGACTGAGGACTTAAAGGATAAGAAGAATCTCCCCCGGATATTTCTGGGCTAGAATTTAAAGAGCTACCCCCGTCTATATTTAATATTTCATCATTCTGGTCTATCATATTAGGATATTTTTGTTGGGTCTAAATCATAATAAATGGTATCCTTTAATTTTCTAGCTCCCTCTGGTTTATCTTTGTTTTCTTGTAATTGCTGGGGATCGTTCTCTAATTTTTCTCCGGGGATTTCAATTTCTTCGGAATTTATTACAGGATCTATTGTTTCTTCCTTTTCTTCTAAAAGTTCTTCTTTTTTCCCAGGTCTGATATAATCAACTAATGCTTTTATAAATCCCAGAGAAACCAAAGGAAGTATAGCCCCACTTATTATAGCAAGTATTCTTTTTTGGAATATCGGTTCTTCCTCCGAAAGTCCAAAAAGTTCGCTCCAAGAAGAAAAATCAGATAAATGGGTATATGCAAAATAGGTATTTCCTATAGCTTGCATTGCAGTTAAAATAAAAAATAAAGACCAAACTATAAATTTGTTCATTTTATCCAGAACAATTATAGAAGCTAAAGAAGCAGCTGCCCCTATTTCAAAAGCTATAGCTAAAAAAACAGAAAGCCACCTTGGGTTGGTTAAATCAAAAAAATCTATAACGTGTATAGTTGAGATGATAGAGACTACCAAATAAAGCAAAACAAAGGTCGATATTATAAATATGTGGACTCCTTTATTTTTCATATAAATTATTTTTGGGTATTTATTTTAGATTTTATATCCGAAAGAGAAGCTTTTCCTTTATCGAAATCATCTTCATAAATGAGAAAATTAAACATAGTTTCATTCATTTCTTTTCTTATCTCTTCCTTATTAGGTATTTCTAAAGAATCTACCCTATTATTAATCGATTTAACAGATTTTTCCATTCTGTCGATATCTCTATTAACCCCGCACTGTCTCATTAAGACGAAAAGAATAAGTACTAAAGTAATCGCCCATGAATAATTTTTAATTTTTTCTATTGTTTTCATATTTTTATTTTCTATATATATCCATTACTTATATCATTAAAAAAGCCAAGAAGAAATTCTCCTTGGCTTAAACGAATTATAAAAGAAAAAACTAACCTAAAGAAATACCTTGCATAGCCGCAGCAAGTTTCTTTTCTAAATCCTGTAAGATTTGATTATCAGTTTTAACATCTTTAAGTACTTGATCGAAAGATCTGTACAATTCAATAAAATTATTAGCTTGTTCTACTCCAACTCCTTTAACTTTGTTTAAAAAATAATGAGTTGCTTCTACAGGAAGAGCTCCCATGTAAATAACATTATCTTTAATTTTTTCGGATTTTATTCTTTGTATTTGTTTATAAACCTCAATAACACCCAAAGCTTCAGTAGAATTCCATTCTGCTTCTTCCCTAATAAAATCTTCATATTTTTCAAGTAAAGATTTGTTCATAGAGATAGCATATAATTTTTCTCTATTTTCTTTTTTCTTTAATTCAACTTCTTTCTCTAAAGAATTTATTAATTCTTGATCTACCGAAACATTAATCTCCGAATCATTAAAATCAATTTGAGAAGATCCTCCGGGTAAATTATTAGAATTTAAATTTAAAGGTGTTGATTCTTTTTTTGCCATTTTATTTTTTATTTTTTATTTTTAAATTATAGAAAATATATTAAAATTGTTTCAATTAAACATCAAAAATATCAAATTCAGTTCTGTTGTGATCTAAATAAACTTTCAATGGTTCTCTGAGATCTTTACACTTATAAAGTTTAGCCGGTTCATCTGGACCTATATGACATAGAAATCCATCCTGTGTTTCTATTCCTAACTCTTCATAAAGCATTAATCTATACATGCTTATCTGTATAGAATATTCATTTAAATGATTTTGATATAATCCAGTAAAAGGTCTAAGTAATTTATTATATTTTCCTTTAGGGTGATTATCATGGGTAAAATCCCCATTAGTTTTCCAATCCCCCAATACTAAAAAAGGATTTTTGAAATTTGGATCTAAATAAAGAAAAGGCTGATCTATAGTTCCTGCCAATCTCCACTTTCTACAAAATATACGGAGTTCAGATTCTAAAGGTAAAAGGAATTTAAGCCTATTTTCGTAAATATAAATAAATTTATGTATTCTATCTTTATAAATAGGGTCTTCATTTTCGTCCATGTTAGGATCTAGACCACTCAAAAAATCTTCTATAAATTTATGGACTTTTGTTCCAAGATCCATAGATATTTGAGATTTAACTTCCCATTCATTTAATATAACGGAAGGGTCTACTCCTCTTTCTTTTCCTTTCTCTTTTGACCAATATTCTTTATCAAAAGGTTTTTTAAAGACTTTTAATAATGTCGTAACGGAATCAAATTTTTTATCTGAATATGTATAAACGTGGGATTTTTCTTCAAATTTAAATCTTTCGTCTTTAAAAAAAGATAATTTAAGATCTATCTCTTTCTTATATTCTAAAAGTCTAGGATCGTATTCTTTGTTTAGAGTAAATGTCATTAAAATGAACTAACGATTAAAGGAAAATAGAAAGCTAAAAGAATTATTGCGGTTATCTGTAGGGATAAATAAAAAATCCATAACCAGCTAAGGTGTCTAAATAAAAATTGATAAATTATCAGCCAAGAATTATTTTGGGTTCCTTCTATCGGATTAATAGACATGGTCAACAACTCTTCAAGATTAAGATACTTTAAATAATCGTTAACTGGTTTAATCTCTGACATAACAAAAGAAGGCTTAGATTCTTCAGGAAAATCTGGAGACATTGTTACTTGAGGAGGCAAATTTATAACAGTATAAATTCTATAAATCCAATCCCTACGCAAATTTGCTTTAGACCATCTAGGAGAATCTAATTCTTCTTTTCTTATTATTTTTCTATACTCGTAATATAGTTTAATTTCTTTTATTACTTTAAATAGCCTAAACATGATTATTTTATTTTCTTTTTAACGGTTTGTTTCGGGTCCATTTTTTTTCTTATTCTTGCTCTTGCTCTTCTTATTCTTGTAGCAATGGATCTTTTCTTTATCCCGTATTTTTCTGCAATGTCTTTATATTTCATCCCATTTATTTCTCTATCCACCATAATTTCTCTGTAAATTTCAGGCAATTCTCTTATCTCATCTAAAACAGACTCATAAACAGTATCTATATTTTTATCCTCGAAAAGAAAAGAATATGCTGGATCTTCTTCCATAAAATATTGACCACCTAAATCTCCTATTGTGGATTTATTAGAAAAATATTCCATTTCTTCGTCGCTATGGGAAAAGAATCTTTTTCCGGTTTTTAGAATTAAGAGAGATTCGTTCCTAGCTATATTATAAGTCCAGGTTGAAAAATTTGCTCTATCTTTGTCGTACTGATGTATTTTTTGCCATATTTTCGTCATAGTATTGGAAAATGCATCTTCAGCAAGTTCTTGGCTTTTAAGAATAAGGTAACAGTGGTTTGTTATTCCTGGCTTTAATCTTTCATACAGACTTTTAAAGGATTTTGAGCTTTTTGTCTCGATGAAAGATTCAGCTAGGAATTGAATGTTGTTTTGTCTTTTCATAATTAAATTTACTTTTTACTTTTTTATTTTATATAGTTTAAACGATTTACTAATTTTCAGAAAGATATTTAGGACTTATTCTAGTTATTTCCACTCCACCTTCGGAAAGAAAAATAATAGGATCTATATTTCTATAGACATCAGAAAATACTATTCTTTTTATTCCGGATTGTATTATCAATTTAGCACATTCAAAACAGGGGGATAAGGTTACATACATGGTAGATCCTATAGAGCTTTGAGTAGTTTTAGCCAATTTAGTTATAGCGTTAGCTTCCGCGTGGAGTACGTACGGGAGGGTGATCATGTCCTCGCTTTCGCACACGTTCGGGAACCCGGAGGGAGGCCCATTATACCCATCAGATATTATAGATTTGTCTTTAACTACTAGACATCCAACTTTCATTCTTTTACAGTGGGAAGAAGATCCCCACACACTAGCCATTTTTAAATATATAAGATCGGATTTAGTCTCTTTAGATTCTTTATCTATTTTAAATTCTATAGAATCTTTTTTAATGGCATAATATTCTAGGTAAATTAACTCGGAATTATTTTTTAAATAATTACATATTGGGTCTTCACTAATATTCTCTTCGTAGTTTTTATTCATACGGAATAAATATATGAATTTTTACGTAATAAAAAAATTAGAATCTTTAAAATATTAAAATCTTCTAGAATCGGGTCTAAATGGGGAATCCATAGATTCTATAGAAAGAGGTCCTTCCAATAAAGAAGCTATTTTTCCCAAAAGAGATTTTATATCATCTATATCAGAAGACTTTAATCCCTCCGATTCTTTTTTAGAAGATACAGATTTTGATTTTTTTGGTTCTTCTTTGGGGGATTCTTTTTCGGGAGTTGGAGATTTAACTTCTTTTTTAGATTCTTCTATGTTTTTTTGTATTTCTTTTTTTTCCTCTTCTTTTTTAATTCCTTCATTAGATTTAGATTCGGGTTTAGGTTTTTTAAGCTCTGGGGATTCGGTAGATATATTAGAAGAAGTTTTTTCTTCCTCTTTTTTATTTTTTAATCCTTTTAATTTTTCCATTCCCTTTTCTCTTAATCCCTTGTTAGAAAGTAGAGAAGTTGCAGCTCCGATTCCTTTTCCTAATAATTGACTTTTATCTCCTAATAGAGAAGAAGGGTCTTTAAGTAAATCCCCCATTGGGGTTTTCCCGGAAAGGAGATTTTTTCCTTGGGATAAAAGGAGATTTTTTCCTTTATCCAATACTCCTTTTTCTTTTAAGAAGCTTTTTCCTTTGTCCATTAAACTGGGTCCCTTTTTTTCTTCTCCCTCTTCCTCTTTTTCCTCTCCTTCTTTTAAATCTTTTTCTTTTAATTTTTCTTCTTTTTTCTGAGATTTTTTTAATAGGTCTTCCTCTTTTTTTAATTTTTTAGCTTCTTTTCTTTTTTCTTTTTTTGAGGGCTCTTTTTTCTCTTCGGCAGAAGGAGATGCAGGAGTAGGAGTACTTACTGGGGTTCCTAATTTTTTTATATCTTCTAAAGTAAAAGTTTCGTATTTTTGTTTTAAATTTTCAAATTCATATTGTGCTTCTTCTTCTAGATCCTCCGGATGATTCGAATACCAATCTGGGTCTTCTTGCATTAATTTTGCTTTAACTTCTTCCAAAGTAGAATTTTCCGTTAATTTTATCTTAGCAGGAGGGGAAAGAGTTTGGTCTGCAGTCTTCATTGTAGAACTATCCGGATTGATTCTAGTATCCCTCCTAAACTTATCCATTTCCCGGTCCCTTTCTTCCAGCTCCATAGCAAGTAATTCAGCTTCAATTTCATCCCTGCTTTTAGATTTTTGATTTGAGATTACTTTATCCCCTTTGTCCAATTTAACTACCTCTGGTCCTTTTTCTCCTACAACAGCAAGACCGTCTTTTTTCATAGTCCCCCCGTCAGCAAACTTTGGTAATTTTCCTAAAAGGCCGCTAACTTCCTTAGGTAGTTTTACGTTTGAAGCGATCTCTTGAACCCCCTTATTTTTAAGAGGAGCTATAGCACTTAATGCAGATTCTATTCCTTTTGAATTTATAGAACCCATAGCATCCTTTAAAATTCCTTTTGATTCCGTATTGGATTTGGTAATTTCGGATACCCCTTTTTTGAATATTTCCTCTAAGGATTTTAGAAATTTTTTATTCTCTTCCTCGACAGAATTAGTCTTTTCGGTAGATTCTTTTTTAGTCGATTCTGCCGAAACAGCAGGTTTATTTTCTTTTACTTCGGAGGTTAAAGATTTTATATTCCTGCTAAGATCGGATAATTGGTCTATTAGTTTTTTATTAAGATCCATGATCTATATATCAAGAAATGTAATTATCTATTTCTTAAGGTTAAAGACTTGTTTAAACCCTTTAGATTCCATATCTTCTTGAGATTCCATCTCGATAGATTGATTTATTTTTTCAATCCATAATTGGTATTCATAAAAAGGAAGATCTTCTATGTAAGATAAATCCATCCCTTGCTCTCTCCACAGTCTAAATTTTATATCAAAGTAGTTCTCTAAAGATATCTGAAATAAGGAAAAGAGATCTGATCCCTCCGGGAAAGGTAATTTCGGCGGTGACCTCCCCTTCACCGCAAACTTGACATTTTTGCTTTGCTTCTGTTTTAGTTCCTATTTTTATTCTTTCCGATAATTGATATAGAAGACTGTATTCTTTATTGTTCCATTCGACAGAAGTTCTTTTCATTATATTTAAAACCGAATCAAAAGTTAAACCCCTCCATTCTGGTATAATAAAAGGAGCTATTTCTAAAAATCCATCTTCTATTTCTATATTTCTTTTTGCACATATAGTAGCAAAATCAGAAAGAACTTGTGTTATCCCTATACTAGGAACAAAAACTTCAAATGATCTATTTTCATTTTTTAGTGTAAATATAAAAGATCGGGTTTCGGGATTGTATCTTTTAAGTATTTCTTCTTCTAATTCATAAGAAGAAAGATTACCGGATCTTAATTCAAATCCCTCTACGGTTCTGCAATCTTTTGTGTTTTTACATTTTTTATTAGGAATAAGCATTAAAGAGTTTTCTCCTCTTAGGAAAGTAAGATCCCTAATTGCCATTATTATATAAAATCTATCTTCCTGTTTAAGGTCTTTGTAGCTAACAACACCTATCCCAGGAAAATCTATCCTAAGACATCTTTCCAAAATAAAAGAAAGCTTTCTTTCTATATCTAACGAATCGTCTTCGTCTATAGTAGAAAAATGTCTTATTTCTTTAACATCGCAAGGTCTTATCGCCATTCGGGTTCCTTCCGGGTAAAACAAACCTTTAGAAGGAAGAAGGTGTATAGGTAAATTTTTCCAATGGATTTCAAAAACAGCATCTTTCGTTTCTTCTTTGGGGGTAATATATTGTTCTCTATTTGGGGAATTTACAGAATGTGATACTTCTTTTATTTCCTCCCTAATTTGTTTATTTGCTTCGTTAAATTCTTCCGAACCTTCAACATTTGCAGGAAAGGTCATTCTCGTTTCCTCTTTTTCAATGATTTCCGTAGAAATACCCGAAGTAGTTTCTGCTGGGGTTTCGTGGGAAGGAATGGGGTCGTATTCCAATCCCCCTGCTAATTCTTTACTCCTTAGTAATTCTTCTGGAGATATTCCTAGTAAATTGTCCATAATTTTCTTTATTTATATTATATAACAAAACACAAAAAAAGAGACAAATTTATGTCTCTTTTTTCAAAAATATTTCGAATCTTATAAAAATGTGTCTGTCCAGTAATCGCATATCCATGAAAGGGATATACTATAATTGTTTGCTTGCTCATAATCTAAATCCATTGCAGGAATAGCTTCAGAAGGAAAACACGAAGGTATAGAAACTCTTCTAAATACGTCTCCTCTTTTATTGAATATTGATATAACCATAGATCCCACATAATCTTTTTTAAGTCCCATAGCTCCAGTAAGTGGATTATAGATTAAATCTGACCATTGTCTAAGAATTTTATAAACTTCCATGGAATTACTTTCAGGATTTAAATTAACCTCAAACTCCATAGATACTGTCATATCCGTGGTTGAAGGTTCTCCCCCAGCATATCTTCTGGTAGCAAATTTATAATTTTGATCTATAGTTGCAGAAGGAGCAATATCAACAGCTAACCCTGAAATACTTTTTACTCCTTGAGCTAAAATTCCTTCTCCTTTGAATCTTTGAGCAGCAAGAGGTATTCCTGCAGGAGGATTTATTATAACCTCAAATTGGTTAAGATAAACAGGTTCATAGTTAAGCCTAGAAGCAGTAGAATTACTAAAATGTGGAAGTCCGGCCATATTAATTAAAAATTATAAAAATAAATCATCCCAATAATCAACAGCAAATTCCATATCATTAACTGTGTATATCGTTTCGTCAGTGTAATTCAATCCCATTTCAGGAAGAGCTTTTAAAGGAAAAACATCTCTACAATTAATTCTTCTATAAACATCTCCTTGTTTATTAAAGATAGATATTAAAATATTTCCTGTATAGTCTTTTTTAAGCCCCATAGCTCCTGTTAAAGGATTGTAGATCAAATCTGACCATTGTCTAAGGGTTTTAAAGATATACATAGAGTTAGCATCGTTTAGGTTGACCGTAAATGAAATACTAACGTTCATAGTAGTTTCTGAAGGTTTAGCTCCAGCATAATTCCTTTTTGCGAATTTATATTTTTGAGTAGCTAATCCTGGGCTTTTATCTACAGCTAAACCACTAACTTTTGTTACGTGCTCTATAAGAAGATTTCCTCCTCCTACCCCCGGGGGACAAGTTATTTGTGCCTCAAACTGGTTAAGATATACCGGCTCATATTTATTTAAAGAAGCCTGGGAGTTAGAAAAATGTGGTAATCCTGCCATAGTGTTTTTTTAGTATATTTATCTATTTTCTAAAAAATATAAAAAATTACTCAATTAAACAAATTGAGTAAATCCTCCAGAAGCAATACCCCCAGTTCTAGTAACAGTAATTCTGTTTATAAATTTCTGTATTCCTCTAGCTGGTTCTATAATAATATCTATAATACCCATATTCATATCTATGATTTCTGGTGTATTGTTAGAAGTATCCATAATAGTTTGATAAGCATAAATCCCTCCTCCGGATTGAACCCCATCTAAATAGTTATCTACTAATGTTTTAATCTCTAATCGGATTGAATCTTCATTAAAATCAAATAGATAGTTAGAAAGGATAGTCTGAACATCAGTTTCTACCGAAATTAATAAATCTCTTACATGAAGTAAATTAAATGCAGAATTTACGGTTTGATATGCGGTTTGGTTACCGAATATAACAACACCCACCCCTGTTCTTTTTATTATAGGATTTATTCCGAAGGGCTCTAAATTTCCTCTATCCTCATCGGTAAAATCATATTCTACTCCTACTATAGAAGCTCCCGAAAGGACTCCTCTCTTTTGTCCTGCAACTATAGAATAAGGTTCGCCGGATGCAAATTTTCTAACGTAATTATTAGAAACGAAAGCTGCAGGTGGGACACTTATATTTCTATTAGACTCTCTTACTGTAATATAAGGAGAGAAGAATCCACAGAATTTAGATCCATCATCTTCGGTAGGTAAACTAAATGTATAAGAAGGATTTAAAGATAAATTTCCTCCGTCTGCTATATATTTAGTTTTAAGAGCAGGGAAAGGATTTACCGCCGTAGGAGCATCTGTAAATCTAGGATCCGTGCTATTTCTGAATTGAGCTATAGAAGGTGCATTTATTAAAGCCATAGCTTGTTGTCTATTCTTAGCCAATTTACTTAATTGGTATTTAGAGTTAGGTAAGATTTGTCCGGAGAACGTATCTACAACGTATCTAAAGCTAATTATATCTTTAGCTGCTAAGGTTTTAGCTATATTAGTGTCATACATAACATCTAAAATTTCAGAAATTCTAGCATCTGTTCCATTTGGTCGATGAGATTCTTTCATCGTAAATCCTGAAAGGTATGTAAAATCAAAAGAAACAGTAAATTCAGGAATAGATTTAAATTTCTGAACTCTTTCCGTACCGATTCCTGGGTAATAATAGATCGGTCTCGCACAAATAACGGTGTATATTCCGGAAGTTGTCGTAGCAGCTACCGTAGTAATTTTAGCAAGTCTATACTGTCTATTTCCAGTAGAAGGAGTGCATATATCTAAATCGGTAGATACGATCAAATCTCCTACAGAGAAAGGAACATTTCCATTAATCTCCTGAACAGTAAATGTGGTAGGACTCACCTGAGCTAATATATCCACATATTCGGATATTCCCCCTGCTTGTGAGATCAAATCAATCTTCTGATCTGCTACTGGTAATCCCGAATTATCTGAAGCATAAGATGGATTTATACCTCCTCCGAAAGTTGCTATGTTAGTAATAGTAGTGTTATTTCTAGAAACATTTGTAAATGCTCTAGTGTAAACAAGATTGAAATCGTCTTTGTCTTTAGTTTGTTGAAAACCTAAATACTGTATAGAAGAACCGGTAGGATTTAGCCAAATATAATCTCCGTCTACTATCTCAGAAAATTTATTATCCTGATAAAGATCTGAAGCGTTATAGCCCACCAAAGAATTAGAAACCCCTAAAGGAGCATTTGGCCCAGTTACCCCATTAGGAGTACTTATACTTACTATATCTAAATAATCAGAATTACCAAATTGATATGAATCGGTATAGAAAGGTCTGTTACTTCCAGAAGCTCCCGTATTATAAGATGTTAAATTAAAAGTAGGATTAACCGAAACCCCTAATGATTTAAATGCTGCGGTATCTAAAGGATGGAAAAATTTAATTCTTAATTCCGAACTAACAAATTTAGTTTCTACGACTTTAAGTTTAACTAAATCTCCTTCATTAAATTGGTTGGTAGTAGGATTATTCAATCCAGAAATTCCCTGAACTACCCCTAAAATAAATTTTTGATCGTTAGAAGAAGTGACACTTAAGAAATTACTTAATTCTGCTTTCTGGGAAGCTGAAGAAATTCCTCCCGTAGCTCCTGTAGTTCCCGAAGTTTGTAAATAGTGGTATCCCCCGTCTGTAGCATTAGGATCGTATGCCGCAAAAGATTGATAAATAATTCCCGAAGTAGATCCAGTAATTCCTGGGGTTAAAGAGAATAAAGTACCTACTTTAGTACCTGTTGTGAAAACAGTTGCTCCTGCCGGAGAAATAGGAGGAAAAGCAGCTGAACCAGTAACACCCACAACATTTTGGGTGTAAAGATAGTCTGCTATCAAAAGTTGATCATAGCTTAAGAATTTTATCCTAGGACTTGCAAGATCTCTATCTCCAGAAAGTTCATCTATTAAATGGTTTCCTACTAGATCTATTTTATAAGTACTATTACAGATATCATCAAAAGCTTGTTCATCTATAGCACAGAATAAACCTGTAGAAGGAGTATTTTGATTTACTAAAGTTTGAATGTATTGATTATTACCGTTAAGATCTACGAAATCCGGAATTATACATCCGGTAACAGAAGTTACTATATTCACATCTTGGTTAGACAAGAAATTATCTATTTGACTTTTTACGAATCCATTATTGGTAAAGAAAGAACTCCATTTAGGATCTACGGATAGAGCCTGATAATCGGTCCAATCACCCGAAACAGCTATTACATCAATAAAATAATCAGATATGTAATCGTAAGGGTGCATAAAAGAAGGAACGTTATTTGCTCCGTACCAATCTATAGCAAAAATATTAAATCCTAAAAGAGGATTGACTGAATCGGTAGATTTTCTAACGATTACACTCATTGGGCTTTTTCCCAGATTTGTTAGGTTAAAAAGTTTACCTTGATCTGCTACGCTAAGAGTAGCTAAGAAATACTCAGGATCTGGAAACCAAAATCTTTCTTTGTTATAATAAGAAGAATAAAGTCTTTCCGTAATTTCCCCGTTGTACTGCTCAGTATCTAAAGAAAACGATTTGTAGGTAACTACATCCGGGGATGCGCTAGATTCATCGTTATTTAAATTAAGAAGATTTAACGCAAAAACAGGACCTTGAGATAAACAAGTGAAAACCGATCTGTGGAAGAAAGATCCTTTATTTTCTAAAGATCTATCTATATCTCCAAATATAGCTATCATTGTTGTAGCATCCGGTATATATACCGGGGTATTAAAAGGTCCTACGTTAGAGAATCCTACGACCAAACGGATCGTTTGAGAGGTTAGTATAACGTTTTGGGAAGCGTCAAACTCCAATGTATAAACTCCAGAAGCTCTAAACTGAGAGTAGTCTATTTTAATTTTACTTGCCATTATAAAAATATATTTTTAGTCAGTGTATATATCGTATTTAATTTCAATTTCCTCGGAAATACCTTGAAATTAGATTAAACCGCTAAAATCCTTATAACTTTTACCCTCTTTGGTCACATAAATATTTTTAGATCCACTTTCCGGATCAAAATCAATTGAGTTTAACCCTTCTATTTTATTTATGATTATATTTTTATATTCGCTATCCTCTAATTCATCAAAAAGCTCCCCTACCATCTGCCCAAAATCATATCCATCAAAAAGACCCGATAAATTAACTAAGGTCATGGCAACATCGTCGTGGCCGCTTTGGGCTGAATAAGTTCCTCTAGAATTAAGTCCAAAAGTAAAAAGTTCTAAAACCGTATATTTTTTTTCAGTTATAATTATTCTATCTCTCCTAACTAAAGATCTTAGGAGCTCGCAGTATTTCATTTTTACTTTTTCGTTATATTTTATTCCTGGTTTAGCTATTCTGGCATTTTCGGTATGTTTTGTGAAAAGAAACATTTCATCGTAAAAATCATCTTTGGATATTATTTTTTCATAGAACATGTCCCCTTTATAATTCATTTCGAGAGCTATCTTAACTCTTTCTTCGGAAAATACTTTAAGAATTAAAGTAGTTACTAATTTGGTGAAATCCTCTAGATTGATACTGTTTTCTCTAAACAATCCTACCTGTATTAGGCTAAAAAAATCGGATTCGTCTTCAAAATCATTTATTTTTTCTATGACCTGTTTCGGTAAAGGAGAAACTTTAAATATATTTAGAACCGTATAGTCTCCTCTATTTCCTTCGCTAAGATCTATAGAAAAAACAAATTTCTTTCCCGGATGATCGCATTCATCTAAATTAAATTTGGGATGCCATATAAGATTTTCGTAATTAATCCCAGTATCGTGAATACATTCTATTTCTTTCCACGAAAATTCGCATTCATTTTTCTTTATTTTTTTCAGTTCATTCGATCCTAGAAGAAGAGTAGAAGAACTTAAAAACTGATTTCCATATTCCTGATTAAAAAGTTCTTCACTTCCTAAGTTAGCTATCTCCTTTTCTCTCCAAACTTCATCCCTTCCTGGTACTTGCCACCAATCTACTCTTATCGGGTTAAAACTATTTTTACCTTCTAGAGCTAACTGATAAATTTCGTAGAATTTATTCATACCGTTAGGTGTAGAAGTTATTATAATTCTGGAAACTTTAGAAGAGGAAACTGTGGGATAAGTAGATCTAAAAAATGCTTCGATAAAATTAGGATTAATGTGGGCAAATTCGTCCATGTATAGGAAGTGAATAGTAAAACCGATACCTGAAGTTTTAGTTGTGGTTTTAGCAAGTATTCTACATCCATTGTCAAACCTCATGGACATGACATTGTTAACCTGCATTCCGGGTTTTAGAAAGAATGGAAGTCCTTTTATTATGTGTTTTATTTTATCCATTAACTCTTCCGCGGTATCACCTACGTTCGCAAGAATCATAGCATTTTTATCGTGGTTGAAAAGAAGGTACCAAACCAAAATTATAGAAGAAGTTATAGATTTACCAACTTGTCGGGGGGCTAAAAATATATTAAATCTGTGATTTTGATATTCTTTTAGAACGGAAGTTTGATAATCTCTGAGATTTATATAGTTAAGACCGTTATCTGTCATTACCTGACAATATTTAGAAAAATAGGTTACGTCCTCAGCACATTTTTTAATCTCAATTAGTTCTTCTTTCGTGTATTCGAATAAAATATTTGCTCTTTTAAATTCTGGATTATTATCATGGAATGGATTTTCTACGCTTTTAAAATCTAAACCTTCTTCGTCAGCTTTCCTTAAAAGCTCGTTTACTCTTTCAGAAGACCAATAATTACTTTCGTCTTGGGTTTCTTGCGATTGTTTATTTTCTGCCATATAGAGGGATTAGAAAAGATCGTCATCCAATGTGTATTCGTCTTCCGATTCCTGATCGTCCGAAGAGATTCTATCTACATCAATTATTTTTTTATACCTAGCATTAACTACACTATTAGGATCTAAATCTTTTATTTTTTCTTCGTCAATTTCTACTGGTTTAACATCCTGTATTTCTCCTCCCAATAATTCTCTTAAACCCTCCATCATGTTTTTAGTTCCTCTACTTTTTATAGTTCCCGATTCACTGGAAGAAGATGATGGTATATAAAGATCTCCTTCTTGTGATCTTTCCATAGATATACCATTATTATGATTTTTTTGATCTATTTCATTTCTTAGTCTTTTATATCCCTGCTCCATTTTATCCATGTAGGTCTGATAATCCTTTGGCATTTGCATTATTTGGGATTGTAGCTGTCCTAAAACTTCAAAGAGACGAGGATGCGTATTCCCTAGTTCTATTTCTTCAAGAATTTTGGTTATGGCGTGCTGAGCAGATTTTAGCTGGAACATCATGGCCGAAAGATTTACTGCGTCCATTTTTTTCTTTTGTTCTAGATGATCAGCAGATCCCATTTTATCTGGATCTACATAAAAATTAGTTAAAGAATCCAATAGAGTTTTTGCTTCGGTGAAAGCCGTAGATTTTTCTTCATTGTAATCCATTAAATCCGTAGATTTTAATCTTGGAAGATCTGTGGTATTAGCATCTATAACAGAATCTAAAGATTCCTCCATAATTATAGAATCTAGATTTTCTTTTATTTTTTCTTCTATGACTTTTTCCGGTTTCGGTTTTCTTCTAGGCATAAATTATCTATTTCTTGCAAATTTAGGCAATCCTAATAAAGGCTTACAATTATCAATTATTATTGAATTTTGTTCGTCTCTAACTATATTTTGGTTTAATACCGTGGACTGTACATCTATATCTATCATATTTTTAAATAATCTCACATTACTTAAGTATATTGGTCCTGTCCATATCTTGTAAGTATTATTATCGGTTCCGTAAAAAGGATCTTCTGTTAAATTAACTATCCAATTAAATCCAGTAGATCCAGTTCCTCCTATTATAGTACTCGGGTCGTCAAAAGATAAAGATCCTGTTACAGAATTATAAGATACGACATTAGAGATTTGGTAATTGCTAGCTGATTTATAGATGTTAATAGATTGTCCAGGAATATAAGGCAATTCTTTTTCTATCGATAAACTTCCTGATGCTCCCAATTCAAAATATGAATCCGAACTAGAAAGATAAGAAGGCTGGGGATTTGGCGGTGCTTCAAAAATGAAATTATCCACGAAGCTTCTGAGATCTTGATGGACCAAAGAGAGATTGGAGGATTGTTCTAATGTGTCTTCGGGATTATAAGACAAAGCCCATCCATTTATTGATATTTGTTTATATTTATTGGAAAGATTAAATACAATTCCGTACCATTCCGAATAGGTAGGTGTAAATTGAAGAGTAGAATTATATTCTTCATCATTTATTTTTATTAAAAAACTTCCGCTATTTAAAAAATTTATTCCTTTATCGTCAGTTACCCCTGAGTGTATTATATCAATTCTTAATCCGTATGAGTTTCCATCTAAAGTATAAATTCCATCTATCAAATTTCTACTTTGAGCCTTTTGCATTTTCCAAGTTATAGGAACTTGTGAAAAATTAGTAGACTTATTTTCCACGGTAAAAGTATAATCGTCTATTACGCTTCTGACTTTATATCCTCCGGTATGTGTCTGATCTCCTAATACAGAAACATATCCTTCGGGATTATTTGAATAGGAAGTCCACGTAGAAAGACCGTGCTTAGCAGGGGAAGAAGAGAAAGTAAGAATGCTAGGAGTACTGCTAACTAAAGAAATATTTCTTACCGGATAAGAGCTCTTAGAAAGACTTTGGGGGTTGTAAATATTTTTCATAGAAAACCAACAAGTATAAGCAAGTTCTTCTCCGGAAGATAATTTAGGAAATTGCTTATATCTTATTGCATTTCTATAGCTTCCTGCTTCCGTAGTAAATTGAGGAACGTAGTTAAATGCGGAAGATAAATCGTAATAGTGATTAAAAACTATAGTCCAATTATTATTTAGATCGTACCCAACTATAGAAAGATCTTTATAAATATAAGATCTAACTAAGTCCTGGCTTAGAGAATTTATAGTTCCATATTGTTGGGGTTTTGCTATCTTCTTTTCCTCTTCCGATATTTCTTGTCCAAATAAAGATTCCGTAGTTAAAGCTATCCCTTCCAATTCTTCTTTGTAAGCAGGATCCTGGTAATACGTATTGCTCTTAGGCTGATATTTTTTAAGCTCTATTTTGAAATAAACCGGGGAATACATAAAATCCCTAAAAAGATACATAGAATTTATTTCGTATATTCTATTAGTTAAAGGAAAATAAATTATATCTCTTTTTCTTGGCTGGGATCCATTACCAAAATTTTGCTCAAAATATCTTTTATCTATATGTATTTCAAAAGGTTCATCGAACTGTAATCCAAAAGGGTCAAAATTTATTTTATTATCAGGAAATTGATTTCCCGGAACCATTACTTTGACACATTTTTCATCTACGACATCAAATATAGTATATTCCCTGAGGGAAACATCTCTCCCCCTTGCTTGGGGTTGGACCGAATAATAATTCACATCAAAACCAAAAATATTATTAACCATATAACTAAGATCGTTATATAGATTAACTGCTTTATTGACATTATAAGGTCTAAAAGTAAATTTGCAATCGGAAAATATTATAGGTCTTTTGGATATTTCATTAGAACATATAGGTGAAGGATAAACTATAGGAATTTCTATGGAATCCCCATAAGTTATATCTAGCTCAAATTGAGTTATTATTATATTAGAATCCATAGGAGAATCCGGGATTTCTATAAAAGTTCCATCTGGATTTTTTAAAATAGAGGTAAATCTGAATTCCGGATAGAATTTATTATTTGGATCTAAAGGTATTTGATAAACCTCTGAAAAATTATTAGTTAATCCGTTTAATGCGGTACCAACGTTTTCCCACAAAGACCAGGTTTTTCCATCTACAGAATATCTAAATTCTATAGAAATATCTTCTGAATCTAAAGCAACTCCGTCGTTGTTACTATTTAAAGTATTTATTATCCATCCGTTATATGATGTAGCTCTTTCGAATGGGGTATCCCAGGTAAGAACTCTATAATTCCCAATATAAGTGAAATTAAGAGAACTATCCAATTGCTCTATTCTTAAATCATATTCATTAGAAGTTGAACATGGCTTATAATAAGAAATTCCGTCTTGGGTTACTTGATGATACCCTTCGCATCCAATTTGTTTAGCTCTTGCTAAAGCAGAATCTATCGTGGAATAAAGATTTCCAGTAGAACTTTCTTTATATTTTTTTGTATTTTGTAGCCCATCCTGATAAGCATATCTGGGATCCGATAAATTGTATTGTTCACCGTTTCCGTTATATACTGGGGTTCCTTTTTTAGGAAATTTGTCCTGGGGATAAAAATTCATGTCCGCTATTTATTATTATATATCCTAAGCGAACAAAATCGATTTGTGTTATAATATTTTTATAGTTCCGGTTTCAAAATTATATTCACAAGGTCCATATTGCTCATCTAATTTCTTTTTTAACTCTATTTCTCTTGTTCTAATTTTTTCTGCTTCATCGCAAAGATTTCCGAGCTGTAAATTCATTAGGTGAAGATCTTTTTCGTATAAAGAAATCTCAATTCTCAATCTACCGATTTTAATAATGTTTTCAGTCAATTCGGTTTTCAATTTTTCAATTTCTGAAAATAATTCTTCGTTTATCTTAATTTCTTCTGACATATTTTTTTATTTATTATACAAAAATAATTAAAATAGTTTCGACGTAAAAATATTTTTTAATATCTAACATACCCCATACTACACATAGAAATTTCTACTTTTAAAAATTCTTCTTTGGTAAGTTCTTCTTCGAAAGTTAAAATTACACAATCATCAACTTCAATTATAAAATTATTTCTTTCTAAATAAAAGAAAATTCTTTCTCTTATTCTTTCCATATCCCCTATATAGGAAGTTGAAAAATATTTAATTTCCATCTTTTTTTATTTTTAATTTACTGTCCATTCCGCTTGGATTAGTATTGATTTTATATTTACAGTTCCTCCACTTCCCCCATTTCTCCTGAATCTAACTTGTACCTGTGAAGTTGTAAGGTTAGGAAAATCCGATTGGTTTAGAGGGCCTGAGGTAACAACTACAGCGGATCCTTCGGATGCTGCAGAAGTGGTAACCTGGGAACCTGAAATAGAGGTAGAAGTATCGTTATTATATAGTTCAAATTCTGCAACTGCTCCTCCTGCTGCGGAAGATATCCATCCTAAAAAACTTACTGTTATGACAGGAAGGGAACAATTTGTGGGATTCCATTTAGCCGTATTTCCTAAATCCATTATAAATCTTTGAAGAGATTGAAAAGTTGTAGCTCCTGTTGTATTTTGAGTCCCGTTGAAAAAAGTCCAATTTTGTATTATCTTATTTCCTGAAGAATATGCAACTGAAGGTCCAGTAGGACCAGTAGGACCAGGATCTCCGATATTACCCGTAGGACCAGTAGGTCCTAAATCTCCTTGAATTCCCGTAGGACCAGTAGGTCCAGTAGGTCCAATAGGTCCTCCTGGGGGACCAGTAGGACCAGTAGGACCAGGATCCCCGATATTACCCGTAGGACCAGTAGGCCCTAAATCTCCTTGAATTCCTGTTATTCCCGTAGGGCCAGTAGGGCCAATAGGTCCTCCTGAGGGACCAGTAGGTCCAGTAGGTCCAAGCTGGGTATAGAGAACTTGATGTATAGTTAAAGAAAAAGAAGGTTGTTCTGGTCTGGAAGGAGATACCGTAGAAGGATTATATATTAAAGACATTAAAGGATCCGTAGAACTCCAATAAACCTCCAATATGTCTCCCGAGGATACGTTTACAAGATATTCCCTATTGTATATTCCATTAGAAGTAGTACTAGACATGCTTTGTATTAGTCTAGAATTAGGAACTTCTACAGAATTTTGGGATAACCAGAAATTTATACTTTGGGATCCTGAAGATCCCTTAAGAGCTTGTGCAGAAATTTGAAAACTATAAATTCCAGAAGTATCAAATATAATAGATCCTCCGATATAAGATATATCCGGAGAAGAAGACATAGAATCGTAATTTACTAGATTTGAAGAAGAAGTCCCCCCATTAATTTGTGTCGTATCAGAATATAAATAAGCATAACTTCCTTGAGCCCCGCCAAAACCAGTCGCACCAATTGGACCGGTTGGACCGGCTGGACCAATTGGACCTGTATTTCCGGTTGGACCGGTTGATCCTATATCTCCGGTTAACCCTATAGGACCCGTTGGTCCTATATCCCCAGTTGGTCCTATATCCCCAGTTGGTCCTATATCCCCAGTTGGTCCTATATCCCCAGTTGGTCCTATATTTCCAGTTGGACCTATCGGTCCAGTTGGTCCTATATTTCCAGTTGGACCTATCGGTCCAGTTGGCCCAATTGGCCCTCCGGAAGGAGAAATGGGGGTAATTACGTAACTATATTCTTGTGATCCTTCGCTGTAAAAATATACAGTATCGGTTGATAAATTATTATTTTTTGCAACTATTTTTACTACAAATCTATCATTTAGATTAAGAGAAGTAGTAGGAGCTATTAGATCACTATTTACCATTAAAGGATTCCCGATAGAAGAATTCGGCAAAAATACTGAAATTACATCAGAACTTCCAAAATATGTTTCTGTAATTCCGTCCCATATAAATATATCGGTATTTATATCAAAATTTCCTCCATTAAAAGAATCTAGGTGTAGATAAAACGAGATTCTTCCTCCCGGAAGAACGGATATACCCGGATCATTTAAATCCGTTATATAATTAGAAATATACCCGGTAGCACCACTAGCTATAGTTTGGCTTGCGGAGGTTAAACCGGATCCGGATTGATTGGGAGAAATTTGATAATAAGTCCCTGATGGAATAGGTAAAGATCCTGAAATTGAGGTATTAAAATAATACAATTTACCGGATCCATATCCTTGAGGGCCCGTATTCCCCGTTGGGCCTTGTATTCCTTGGGAACCCGTTGGACCTTGTAATCCTATAAATCCCTGGGGTCCAGTAGGTCCAGTAGGACCAGGAACATTAGAATCTGCTCCAGTTGGTCCTGTAGATCCTGTTGGGCCTTGAGAACCTGTTGGTCCTGTAGATCCTGTTGGCCCTTGAGAACCTGTTGGTCCTGTAGATCCTGTTGGTCCTTGAGAACCTGTTGCTCCTGTTATACCGACTAAAGAGTAAATTAGATCGCTCCAAGTGTCTATTCCATTTCCTATTTTATACCTTCCGGTATCTGTTTCGTATCCAAATTCTCCATCTAAAAGAATAGGATCGTTAGTTGTCCAATTTAAAGCGGTATCTCTTCTTATCTGTACTCTAAAAGCCATCTGATTTTTTTTCTTATATATCTAAAGAATTAAAGTAATTCTCTTCCGTCATCTGAAGAAGTTTCTCCCGTTTTTAAATTCATCTTTATTCCGCTTCTCATAATATTACCTTTAAATCTTTCCGTAGATAGATCTTTTTCAGGGAAATAAGTTTCAAGAGCTAGAGAAAAATTAAAATCTATAAAAGGAGGGTTGCTTTGAAAAGTAAATTCTGTACTTTTTGTTATCTCGTATTGTTCAGGAAACCCGACTTGAACCGGAATTCTAAACCCTTCATATTCAAAACTAAAAGTATAAGTTTTGTAAAATATAGTAACAGCGCTCTGGAATAACTTAAAAGCATCCAAAAGAGTATCGGTTTTCATAGCTACCGTGAAAGGAACATTCAATGGGATAGAATTTGTGTAGGAAGAAAAAGTTTTCATCTGTCCCGTTTTATCTTCCACGGTATAATTCATTCTTGTAAATTTATTCGTAAGACCCCCAGTATCTAAATCAACTCCCCCGAAAGTAACAACTCCTCTAGGTATTATATCGTAATTTCCTTCTGCGTGAATTTCGTCCGTTTTGCAATTTACATATTCCAAAAAATTATCTTGTAAAAAAGGCTCATCTCCGGTTAGAGAAAAATAAAAAGGAACATAAACTTCCAAAACTTCTTGTTGATCGTTAACCTGGATATACTTAAGTCTGTCATTAAGAGAATTTAACAGTGCAACTATTAAATTTCTTAAAAAAACATCATCCATGTTATATTTTTCTAAAAATCCGCTCATAAAATTAAAAAGTTACGTTTATAAAATTAGTTCTCGTAAATGTCGTAGATCCGGTAGAATTGGAAGCAGTTAAAGTTACGCTATAAATTCCAGTAACCCCGTAAGTGACCATAGGATTTTGAGCCGTACTTCCAGTAGGGGAAGCAGTTGCCCCGAAATCCCAATTCCATCCTGTAGGTCCTGCATTAAAGGGAAGATAAGGACTAGTGTCTTTAAATTCTACAGTTCCTCCAGGAACTATAGTAACTGTAGAAGTCGATCCCGTTGCAGTAGAAAAATTAGTATAAGGAGCAGAAGGATAAGGTCCTTTTCTAGAAATTATTGTATTTGGGGTAGAATCAAAATCCGGATACCCTATAGGGGTATCGTCAAGCCTTCCAGGGGTTCTTTGCTTAAGTAAAGATATTTCAGAATATCTTACGGATAAAAAATTTCCCGAATTGTTTCTGTAAGTCGGATGGGTAAAAGATCCAGTCTCGTAATCAGATAAAGTAAGAGAAGAAATATTAGATATTGGATATCCCGACATTTGGGAAAAATCCACAGTAGTCATTGGGTTTAATGTATTAACTACTATGAAATTTTTAATTAAAGCTCCTATTCCAACCCCATTAGGACTGTCAAATTTAACGAAAAAATAAGAAAAATTTTGAACTTCATTAAATACGGGTCTTCCTTGTGAATTTACCTTATCGGTAAAAGGAATAGGTAGTTTTGGTCTTTCCTTGAGTTTTCCAGTTCCGAAAAGTCCTTCCCCGCTACTATTTTCTTCAAAAAGATTCACAGGAATTTTATTCAATCCTGCTATTTTACTATTTTCTTTTAGAAGTTGATCTTGCTTCTGTCTAGAGCTTAAGTTTTTACTTGTATTCGGGGTTTGTCTGGGTCTCAATTCTTTTCTTTTCCATATATATCAGAAAAAGAAAAATTAGAATTTATCTAGAAGTATAGAAGAAAAATTATTGGTTTTAGATACTTCTAATTTCCAATCAAATATTTCATGAGGCATTGGGGCGTGATTTATAACAAAGATATTTAATCCCATATCTCTAGAACTTTTTTGGAGTATTTTAAGTATAGAATGAACCCCATCTGGATCTACAGAACTAAATAATTCATCTAGAAAAAGAAGATTTATAGAACTAAATTTCAATTTCATAAGTTTCATTATAGAAATTAAAACAACAAAATCTATTTTTTTCATTTCTCCAGTACTTAAAGTCTGGATTGGAATTTCAATACCCATGTGATAAAGAGATGCTTTAAATTCTTCATCGAATATAACTTGATAATCCAAGTGCATTTCCCTCATTAGATCAAATATTTCTGAATTTAAAGAAGGCAATATGGTTTTAACCGCCATCTGTTTAACCCCCCTTTCTCCTAATATATCGTCAAGTAGTCTCAGCCAATTATTTTTTTCCTCGGTTTTAAATGATTCATTTGACAGATTTTCTCTATCCAGCTCCATGTTTTCTATAATTCTTTTTAAAGCTTGAATTTGCTTATCACTATCTTTATTTTCTATTTTTTTAAGATCTCTTATTATAGTAGATATCCGAGTTTCTATTTTTGCTCCTTTAGAAATAAGATCATTCTTCCGGGATTTGATTTCATTTTCTTTAATTCTAAGATCCGATAAAACCGATTCTAATTCCTTTATTTTTTCTGAATATTTTTCTTTTTCTTCGGAGAAAGAATCTTTTGCGGATTTATGGAATTCAGTATCTAAAGAGCTTTCACAGGTTGGGCATTTGTCTAATTCATATAGCTTAAGTCTTCTGGATAAATCCTGGTAGGAAGATCTATTCTCAACTAAAGTCTGATTGGATTCTTTCATTAAAGAATAAAAATCGGATTCGTCATTCTTAAAATCTTCTATGTGTTTACTGTGAATATTCTGGAGGGTTTTAAATTTATTTAATTCCTCATTAAGACTATTAATTTCTTCCTTTGCTTCTTCTTCTATCTCATTCAATAAAGAATCCATTTCTTTATTCGATTTAAGAATGGAATTATTTACAGATTCTAAATTTCCAGATATAACATCAAGGCGATCTTTTATTTTTTTAGATTCTTCTTTCAAAGTATCCCTCATTCTATTAAGAATTTGAAATCCGAATATCTTGTCTACTATAGCTCTTTTGTCCTGAGGACTCATTTTAATAAAAGATTTAAAATCATTTATAGATAAAGAGATAGTGTTGTTAAACACATAATAGGGTATTCCTATAAGATCCTCAGTAAGGTAATCTTGTACGTTTCTAGATCCTGCTTGATCGTAAAGAACTCCATTTAAATGGAGATTTAAATAAGAAGGCTCAAGTCCTCTTTCTACTCTTACTATATTTCCGTTTGATTCAAATTCTATAGAAACCTCTGCGTGTCCATTTATTCTATTTGGTATATCGGAAAGTTTTTTACCTTCTATCTTACCATAAAGTCCAAAAGTAATTACCTGGGATATGGAAGATTTACCTGCTCCGTTTTCCCCGATGATTTGAAAAAGACCATTTGCTTCGGTGAAAGAAAGAGACTGCTTTTTATTTCCGTAAGAAGAAAAATTCTTCCATTCTATCTTTAGTATTTTCATTATCTTATAGGATTTTGATCTTGTTCGGAAACTAGATCGTGTAATTTTTTAAGACTGGATATTATTTTATTTTTGCTAGGCTCGTCTATTTCCATGCTTTTAACATATTCATTTATAAAATCCATAACATTAAATATTCTACCCTCGGTATCTAAAATTTGTTGGGTAAGATTATTTGCTTGGTTGGGATCGTAAGGGTGAAAATTTATGGATCTTTGGGTTTGTATAGAATCTGTTAAAATACTTAAAGGAGCTTTTAAAGACATGATAGGATCTATCATAATATCTATAAAATTATTTCTAAACTCAGATTCTAATTCTTCTATAGTTTTTTCTAGTATCTGATCGAAAATATATTTTTTAAATCTAGGGGAAAAATCATTAATAAAAAATTTTTCTTCGTTTTTTTCCAGATCCAAAAAAAGTATTCCTTTCGGATTTCCCATGTCAGATCTTGTTAACTCGTAAGGGGATCCTAGCATTCTAATGTTTCCAACTTCTTGAGCATAATGAATATGACCGGAATAAACTCTAGCAAATTTAGAGAATTTTTTAATTTCGGTACCGGTTTCTACTTTTACGTGACGGCTAAAACTTAATCCCCTTATATCGGCATGGCAGCAAAGATAATCGTGGGGATCAGCATTATCCAGAGTCTCTTCTTCTTCCTTATGGTCTTTTCTCCAAGGCATCATAAAGAATTTTTTATCCCCTAAAATTAATGTGTGTGGATCTTCCAATATAGTAATTCCCGGGATCCATTTTATAGATTTAAGGGAATTTACGGTATTTGTCATTTTACCAAATATATCATGATTCCCAACTATGAAATAAACTCCGTCTTTGAATATATTTGACATCTCTTCAACTACCTCAACCCCAAGATTCAAAACTTTGAGATTTAAGCTTTGTCTGGAATCGTAAAAATCCCCGCAATGTATTAGGATATCTCCAGGCTTATAATTTTTTTTAACCAAAGGAAAAAACCAATCAAAGAAATATTCTCTTATTATAGATTGCCATTCGTTTGAGCTGTTTCGGATTCCTAAATGAGTATCCGTTATGAACCACACTCTTTTCCCGTTTAGATTTTTAATTATGGGATATTTCATATTAAAAGAGTCTTTTTATCTTCTTTTTAGATAGAATATTGAACTTAGTTTCAAGTTCATTTATAACCATTTCTTTGTATTTTATAGGAATTATCTCATAGGCTTTTGCATAATTAACTCCTATATAATCACATATAGAAACAAATTTTTCAGAAAAAGAATATTCACTTTCTTCTAATTTATCTAGAACTTCTTCAAATACGTGGGGAACTAAATCTTTAGGTATTTTCTTTTTGTAATTCAAGGGAAACCATCTGGATTCTTGAAATGCGCTATAGATTAATTCCTCTAATTTTATTTTGTGGTTGTGCTCTTCTTCGTCGTAATATTGATCTAGAAAAGAGCTTTCGGAATCTACATCATAGCTATCAACATATTCATAATCTTTAGTGGGATTATTGTGAGCTCCTAAAATCTTATCTCCTAAAGATTTTTGTGGTTGATTTTCTTCAAGATGGTCTTTGTTCATATTTTTTTTATTCTGTGTGCATGGCTTTAGATATATCTTCTATAATTCTCATGTATTTGTAATCAACATTAAAAATTTTATAAGCATTTTTATATCCATCCTCGCGGTTAGCTAATAATTTAAGTTTATATTCTCCGTTAGAATACATTATAGGATCTTGTATAATACCAAACATTCCGTCTACGGTTGCTACAAGTCCTGAAGATTCTGCTGCTGAATTTATAGATAAATCGGATGCATCGAAATCTCCTTGTTTGGTTTGGGTTCCAGTGATTATAGCCCATTCGTTTCTAACCGCCATTCCTCTAAGATCTTCTGCTATCTGTTTAATCTTCATATAGGTATTTTCTGAATTAGGATTTCTCCAATTCTTCATAATATTGATGTAATCTATAACAACCATCTTGAATTTAATTCCCCTCATTTCTTCCACTTTCTTTAGATAATTTTCTATATCATTTGTGGAAGCCTGAGAAGTTGGAAATTCTTTAATTAGGAATTGCCCGGGAACGCTGAAGTTATCATAAGCTACATTGTTAAGCTTTTTCTTCATTGTTTCTTCATCGTTTGATACCTGGTTGTATTCTGAAATGGGAATATTTAAGAGATTAGATCCGACTCTTTTTGCGTATTTTCTATCCCCCATTTCTAAAGATATGATAGCGACGTTATGACCTTTTTTCATACCCTGGATTGCAAGATTACCCATCCAAAGAGATTTACCTACTTTAGGCATGCCCATAAAAACATAAAGAGCTTTTGCCGAAAATCCTCCTCCTAACACAGTATCTATAAAAGGGTATCCGCTGGAAAAAGTTTTATGGGAAAGCTGCTTATGACTATCGGGATTAAAGAAATCTAGACCTTCGTCAAAATTAAAATCTATATTATTTCTTTCTAAAATTATTCTTTTGAAATTATCTATAACTCCCCTTATGCTTTCGGAATCTACAGGAGTTGATTGGATATATTTTAGACCATCTACCGCTGATTTAGTCAGAGTTTTATATTCTATAAAAAATTCTGTGGTCTCTTTTAACCAAACATCTTCGTATTTTTTTAGGTCTATAGAAAAAAGAGATCTTATTTCGTCAGAAGAAACTAGGTCGGATTTTCCCTGAATCTTAAAAGATTCTACTATCTGATCCCCTTTAGGTATTTCGTGGTATCTTTCCCAAAAATCAGAAACCACTTTCATTATTTCTCCTAATGATTCATTATTGAAATAGGAGGGAATGCAGGTTTCTAAATAGACAGGATTTTCAATTATATACCTTAGTATAATGTTTTCTGAGTGAGAAAGCTCCATTAAATAAGAATTATTTTTTTAGTTTATACCACTTTTTAGATGCAGATGCTTTTTTAGTTTCCTCTATTAGACCTTCTTCTATTAATTCATCTACTAATTTTCCATAGACGCTTTTTTCCCATTTAGGTCCAAATACTGCATTTAGAGTTTGTGGAGAAAATTCTCCGGGCCTCGAATCCCTAACTAAAAAAGATTTTATTTCATAAAGAACATCTTCTTTAGTAGGATAACCCGGAAGGGATTTCCAAAGATTCAATACGTATTTTAATTTTATCTGATTTCTATTCATCCCCGCTTTCTTCAAAATCAGAATCAACAGAATCTATCATATCGCTATAATCCGTAAGCTCTGGCAATTTGAATTTCTTCTGAATTACTTTTTCGTCTAGATCTATTAGAACTTCCGGGGTAAAAACTTTAGAAGTAAATAATTCAGAAGTTGTAACAGTTTTTCCTAAATGTCTTACCGCCCATCTAGTAGAAGAAGCATTAGCTGTAAATTTAAGTTCTTTTTTACCTTCTGAATTTTTAACTTCTTCTAATTTACCTCTCTCTATTCCGCAAACGTCCCAAGAAACGTAATCCTGAAGCCCCACGTAAGGATTCATACCGTTTGCAAATGATATATGGAATTTAACGGGCTCTGGTACAGTAAAACGACTTTTTTTAAGATTAGACGTCACAACTATACCGGTTCTTGTTGTGCTAGACCCTTCTTTTAGCTGAGCTTTGGAAAGGAAAGAAATTACTGACATAGAGAATATAGGACCATCCCCGCCGGAGCTTTCTTTGGTTGGCATAAATCCTCCTCCGGTATAAACGTGATTGGTACAAATTAAAGGAATCTTAGCAGCGGTAAGATCAAGGGTAATAACTCTGAATAGCTTTCTTAGCTCCTTAGCTTTAGCACCCATATCTGCTGCATTATGTCCTCTAATAGCATCTGCAATCTCTTTATCCGTAGAAAGCATTCCAATAGAATCCAAAATTAAAAGTATTTTAGGAGATTCTCCTTTCGATCTTGCTTTATTTACCATATCTACAAGATTCGCAACAAAAGTCTGGAATTGGGAAACCGTTTTAATAGGTTGATATCTTATTTTATTTGCATCTATACCAAATTTAAGAGCTGAAGATTTATCTATAGCTCCTTCTGTATCGCAATAAACCACATCATATCCTTTCTTTTGAGCTTCTCTAACGACATTAAGACACACGAAAGATTTACCTGTTCCTGGATCCCCCATAAGACCAAGAGATCTTGTATTAGGGATCCCACCAAAAAGTGTTCCTGATAACTGACCGTTAAGAAGGTAATTACCGGTAGGAATCCACTCATCAACTTCACTGAACGTGTTGTTAGATAGTATAGATCCCAACTCAAATCCTTCTATTTTAGATAACTCTTTATCTAAATCTAAAAATGAAAAAGGTTTACTTGATTGTGTAGCTTGAGATTTTGCCATATTTCTTTTATTTTCTAATTATACCGAAAAGAAATGGTCTTGTTTCAAAAGTTTGGGCTATTCTTTATAAAATAACGATTTAAAGTTTTGGGTATTAGACTCTCTTAGATATAAGATCATCCCCGGGTAATTAGATAATTATCTTAGTTGGTTTTTAAATAAAAAGTTTCGGACCCCCCTTATTTTATTATTTACTATATTCTTTGGAATAACAATAATCGAATATCGCGTCTATTATTACTGATATCTCTTCTAGATCTTTTTTGTCGTCTTCTTCTAAATGCTTTCCGTATTCTTTTATCTTCTCTGCTATATCCGCTTTTGCTTCTTGTAGTTTTTTTAGGGATTCATAATCACAAGCAGTTTTTGGATCTACTTTTTCTAATTCTTTCTTAGCTTCTTCTATTTTTTCTCTTATTTTGGTGTCTTTGATATCATTTTTCCCGTGTCTTTTTAATATCAAATCTAGTTTATCTAGCATATTCTTCTTGTCACTTCCTACTTTTTCGGATATTTTTTTGTATTGATCCCCTGTTATTTTTATATTTTCTTCTTTAATATCGGGTTCATAATTTTTGAATCCCGGGGTATAACTAGCTAAAGCCATTAAAGTTTTCATATAGATTTCATCCGATGCAGGATCTTTATCGTCAAAATCTTTTCCTGTAATGGATTCTATAAAGGGTAAAGCCTTTTGCAAATACTCTAGTCTTTTCGCTCTCTGCTTTTCTATATCTGGTTTAATTTTCTCGTTTTCTTTCTTTATTTCTTCATTTTCTTTCTCTCTTGCTTTTTTCTGCGCAGCCGTTTCCCCCGCTTTAGCCGGTTTTTCTTCTTTAAATTCTACATTTCCCCATCCTTTTTCTATTTCGCTTTGGGTAGATGATAATATCATTGCAAGATAATAGAATAATCCCATTCTAAGTCTTTTGTTCGTTTCCTCTATAATATCATTTTGCTTTTCGATCTCCTTCTTTTCTTTGTCATTTTTTCCTGAACTGGGATCAGTTTTTTTAGCTGTTATGTCCAATTTATCTGTATCGAATTTATTAGAAGAAAAAAGATCTGTAGTAGATCTCTGTTCTGCGGATTTAATCTGGTTATCCCTAATAGTTGCAATTTCTAAGAATTTTTTTTCTGCTGATCTTACTAAAGATTCTCCGGTTTCAAAGAAAGTATTTCCCTTACTAAAAGCATCTTTTTCTCCTAGCGAATTTATTCTAGCTTCTCCTAGCTTTTCTACGAGATCGACTATTTCTTTAATTTTTCCCCCTTTTCCATCTTTACCTCCTATAGATTCCTGGAATTTTGGATCGTTCCATTTTTTAGTTCCATTATCTAGATCCTTTATATCGGATTCTATTCCTTCCCTAAAGCTTTTTAATTCTTCGGATATTTTTCCGAAAACTTCAACCCCGCCAAATCCCCTCATAGCTTTAAGGGCTGATAGATTATTTAAAACCTGATCCAATAAAATATTTAAAGTATTATAAACGTGTGACTCCGAAGGATAAACCAAAGGAGGATTTTTTTTCTCTAATAATATTTCTAATATAGATCTTGGCATTTTTAATTTTTTATTCTAATTATTTTTATGTCTCTTCTGATTGATAATTTCAATAGCACCTTTTTGAACATTATCCATGAAAGTATTATAAACACTTGTATATTCATCTAAAGCTTTAATGTAATTATCTATAGAACTTTGTAGGTCAGATATGCCTTCTTTTATAGTTTCATACATAACTTTTTTCATTCCTTCTTCGAATCCTATACCCCTTCCTTCTTTATCTTTTATATAATTTTTTATGTTTTGGATATATTCTGCACTAGAAATATCCCCGGTATCTACAGATTTTCTTGCTTTATCTATTTCCAATTTTGATCCCACTATTTTATCTATAAATTCTTCTCTTTCTTCTTGGGTTATTCCTTTTGAGCTCTCAATGAGAGATGCCCGATTTCCTTCGTTTTTGGACCAATCCTCCCAAAAATTTTCTGCTTTTTTTATTATACCGTCTTTTACCACCCCTTTTCCATTTCCTCCTCCTAATCGCATTTTCGTTATTTCATCCACATATGCATTAAGATCTTTGATGGGGGTTTCGGATTTTTTCTGATCAGCTTCAGAAAATAAGAGATTTATTCTTTCGATAGAACGTTTACAATTTCTCACGCATAATTCTAATTGATTTGCAACCGGTTTTATTCTTTCTGGATCTATAGGAATACTCCAGTTTTTGTCCCACTTTTTCTTCCATTCACCATCGGCAGCCTTGGCATCCGGTTTAGTTTGGGAATCTTTTTCCTTCTTTTTTTCCTTTTCGAATAAAAAATCTGAAAAATTTATTATTTCCATTTTGATTTTCTTAACTTAAATTTTTTAAATCCTTTCTAACGGATTCTATCTTCTTTATATATTCTTCCAATTTTTTCTGGAATTCTACTGTTATTTTTCCAGTATTTTCTTTGTAACTAGGATCTAAAATACCTAGAGATTTCATTAATTTTACTGCAGTAGATAAAGATTCTTTTAATTTTTTATCATAATCCCCATTCTCTTCTAAAGAACTACCTTTAGGGAGTATTCGATTCAATGTCTTTTTTATTTCTTTTACCGAATCCTGATTTTTATCCCCCTCTTTTATTTCCTTATACCCTTCTTTTTTCTTTTCTTCTTTTTCTTCTTTTTCTATTTTTTCTTTAGAATTTTTATCAGCTTGGGATTTATCTATTATATCGGAAAAAGATTTCTTAAATTCTTTTTTCTCGGATTCGTTGTATATTTTAAGTTCTTTCTTTTCCTCGTCGATGGAGCCTTTTACTATTTTTCCTATTGCTATTTTATCCTTTTGATCTTCTATTTTTTTAGAATTATCCCAATCTTGTTTTTTATAGTAGACTTTTTTATCTTCCCCGTCTTTTATAGATTTCCACCCGTAGGATTCTATAGTTTCTTTAGAGCCATCTTCTTTTTTCTTTTCTTCTTTTTCGGAATCCTCTATTTTACTTTTTTCCGACTCCTCTGCTTGTTTTTTTTCTACTTTTTCTAAAGAGGTATTCGCAGAATTTAGAGACTCTAAAGATTTTTTTATAAGATCATCTATTTCTTTTGCTATCCCGTATTTGATAGCTATTTTAGAAAGAGAAGAATTCAATTCATTCTCTATGGAAATAGCTGAAAATCTAGAATTTTGGATTTCTTCTGCTCTTTCAGTTCTTTTTTTCTTATCGAATAAATTATCGTCCTGTAGGGTTTTTATAATAGCATCATACTTCTTCAAAGCACCTTTAGCAATAGTTTTAATCTCCGGAAATATAGATTTATCTGCTAGATCTACTGTTTTTGCTCTCAAAGGCAAAATAGATTTTATAACTTTTCTTCTTTCTTTAATGTATAAATCTTTCTCTAGAATTAAATCCCCAAAATATTCAAAAGACTCATTCTTTTTTTCTAATTCTGGAAGTTTTGTATTTTTTACGTTATCTACTAGGGATTCCAAATAATCGATAATTATATCTTTTATTTTCTTTTTTATATTAAAAAGCTGAGATTTATCTTCGGTTAATATTTTTTCGTATGCCTTGTTTAAAAAATCCATAGATTTTTTATATTGGCCTATTGAATCCTTTAATTCTGGATTTTTTGTAAGAGCAAGATCGGATATTTTATTGATGGTATTTACCATAAGTTCTCCCCGCTTTTCGTTTTCGGAATTTGCTATGGCCTGATAATCTTTTACTGCATCCTTGTACCCTCCTATTCGCGTAACTACGATTCCATATATCTGAAAGAAAATATTTATGACTATATCTATAGCCTTAAGACCTTCTCCTCCTTCTCCTTCATCAGAAGGTTCACCTTCTTCGAAAATTCCGCTAAATTGTCTAAAATTTAAAAGAGATTTTTTTTGCATATAAAATACTTTCTAGTATTTTATATATCCGATATAAAAATATTATTATTTGCTATTTAGATAATTCGATTAACCAATGTTCTATCATTTCATCTAACATAGATTCAAAAGTGTATTTAGGAGACCACCCAGTGTGGGATTTTAATTTAGAACAATCACCTTTTAAATCATTTAGCTCTTCAGGCCTTAAAAATTTTGGATCTTGTACTACGTATTTTTTCCAATCCAATTCCAATTTACCAAAAACATATTCTACTAAATCCTTAACCGAATGTGATATCCCAGTAGAACAAACGTAATCATCTGGATGATCCTGCTGAAGTATAATCCACATAGCTTCTACATAATCCTTAGCATGCCCCCAATCCCTCGTAGCATCTAAATTTCCTAAATTTAATTTGTCGGTCAACCCTAATTTTATTCTTACCGCTTCTTTACAAACTTTATTGGTTACGAAATTAGTTCCTCTCCTTGGGGATTCGTGATTAAAAAGTATTCCGTTAGAAACGAAAAGGCCGTAGGAATTTCTATAGTTTCGACATATATTATACCCAAACACCTTCGCGCATCCGTACGGAGACACGGGATTCATAGGAGTAGTTTCTCTTTGATATCCATCCGAGTCTATAGAATTACCAAACATCTCGGAAGAAGATGCTTGATACATTTTAATTTTAGGATTATGTATTCTTATAGCTTCTAGAATATTCAAAACACCTACGCCTGTGGTCTGAGCAGTATAGAGAGGCTGATCGAAAGAAATTCTAACGTGACTTTGAGCAGCTAAGTTATAGACTTCATGAGGATCCGATGTCTTCAATGCATGTATCAAAGAAGATAAATCATTAAGATCTGCATAGATAAGATTGTCTTTTATTTGGGGATATACCGAATCTATTCTTGTTGTTTGGGTTTCTGAAACTGAATTTCTTTTTACCGTTCCGAATACCTCATACCCTTTATCAATTAAAAATTCGGAAAGATATGATCCATCCTGACCATTAATTCCTGTTATTAGTGCTCTTTTTTTCATTCTAGTTCCAAATACTTGATATCCTTTTTCTGTTAAAAAATCATAGAGGTAGGATCCGTCCTGTCCCTCCATACCTGTTATTAATGCCCTTTTTTTATTTCCTTGAGTTGTCATAGTTTTCGATAAACCATTCTATAGATTTTCTTAAACCTTCCTCTATAGGAGTAAATTTAAAATTAGGTGCTAATTCTTTTATTACCGAATTGTCACTTGGTTTCCTATATTGTCCTTCCGGTTTAGAAGTATCCCATATAATCTTACCTTTATGCCCGTATATGTCCGCTATTAGATAAACTAGGTCCTTAATAGAGATTTCATTAGAAGTTGATAGTATCACAGGAGACGCGTCCTTATAAGTTTCTAGAAGTATTTCTACTAGATTAGCTACATCCTCGGAGTAAATAAATTCCCTTAAAGGGGATCCGCTTCCCCATATAGTAACGTCTTGTCCATTCTTTTTTGCTAAATAAAATTTATGTATAAGAGAAGGAACGACATGAGCATCTTCTAAGTGGTAGTTATCATTTGGCCCGTAAATATTACAGGGTATAACCGTAAAATAATTTAGCCCATATTGTTCTCTATAAGATTGGATCTGGGTATCCGCCATTCTCTTCGCATACGCATACCCGTAGTTGGACGGGTGAGGAGGACCTAGATGTATTTTATCTGGGCTTAATGGATACTCGACTTTATCTGGGAAAACACAGGTAGAAGAAAAACAAACTAAATTTTTAATCCCTGCATTTTTAGCTTCTTCTATAATTCCCGTATTCATCTTTAGATTCTCATAAGTAAATTCTGCTGGATATTCCATGTTTGCTTTTACCCCTCCAACCCTTGCCGCACAATGGATTATAGAATCTATTTCTTTATTCGATTCTAAATAATCTTTAATGGATTTTTGGTCTAGCAGATTTAAATCCTTTGAAGAAATCCTTTTGTAATTTTCGGATTTGAATTGCGATCCAACAAGACCAGATCCTCCAGTTATTAAAATACTCATTGAACTTGTTCTTTCTTACAGAGGGTTTTATATTTATTAGAATAACTCGTGTCCCTGTAATGGTTTATAAGAGAAAGAATATCCATTCTTTGTATATCTTCAAAAATTTTCCAGTTGTTTCTAAAATGGGGATTACTTATCCAGCTATCATTTCCCCTATAGTGTTCGAAGTGATAAACCTTTTTCCCTTGTCTCCAGGATACAGAATTTGTTAATTTTTGGAATCTGTACATTCTTTCTTTATCTTCTGGGCCATAAGATATAAAATCTTCGTTTTCCCCTCCCCATAATCTATAAGTATGGGTATCGAAAAATATACAATGGCCACATTCTGCGCTATGTTCTCTCCTTTCAGGGGAAGAATTTATAAAATCCATTGAATAATTTGAATTTTTAAACCCATTATAATCGAAAGATTCTAAAATCATAATCTGCCCGTTTCCATTCTCGTAAGGGTATATTACCTTAGATTTTCCTTCTAATATTTCATTTTGGCATTCTAGAAAATTTTGGGGATCCAATATTACATCAATGTCATAATTTACTACCACCGGGGTTTGGACTTCGTCCAACATGATGTTTAAATATTTTGTTCGATGAAACGAATCTTCTTCTGGAATACACCAGTGCTTTATATTCAAATTATTTAAATTTTCTAAAAAATCCAATCTTGTTTCTCCACTAGAAGAAGTCTCATATATAAAAACATTAGTGTAAAAATTAGAATTCAAAAAATTTAAAACAATTTCTGAATTTCTATACCTATCTTTATGTTCTATTTTTATAGGAATAATAAAAGTCGTACTTTCTAAATTTATCATTTTTTATCATTTTTTAAATCCTCGGATTTATCTATAAAAACTATATAAGGATCCTTGTATTTTTCTTGTCCTAAAAATTCTTCGGGAGAAGAAAATCCTTTACCCATAGATTTAATAGGAGGATAATCTAAAAAATATCTATTTAAATGAGATTCGTCGTGCCATATAGCAATAATATTTTTTGATAAATCCTGATCTATATTATTTTTAATAGTTTTTGCTAGGTGAATAAAATTTTGTGAATTACCTCCAAAAAACCCTCCACAGTGATAAACAAATCTGTAATTTTCTGGTATATAAGCGGTGGATTCTTTCCTAGTCTCAGGTGTTCCTGAAGACCCGTAAAAACCAGGATGAATAGTTCCTACAATTCCAGGAAAATCTAAAAGTCCTAGTTTTTTTAAATCTATTTTTTTTCTAAAAAAACTGTCAACATCTATATAAAAAGAATAATCGGATTTTTCTATGTGTTCCAAAGCTAAATCAAAATAATGAAATCTTTTTAAAGTAGGATATGGCCAAGACTCATAATCTATTTTAATAGGTATTATATTTTTATTATTAGATTTTAGTATTTTTTTAGAATCAGTATATACAATTATTTTTAATTCAGTTTCTCTTAAAAAATTTTTAATCGAAGAATTTACTATTCCGTCAATATATTTTTCATATTTTCCTGTTGCAATTACATTCAATATAGATTTTTTAATCATGAAAATTATACGGAAAAAATAAAAAAAGTTTCTTAAAAATAGATTAGTGAATTTTTCTATTAATAATTTTTAATTTTCTTTATACCAAAAAACCCCGCATTTATCTACTACTGATATTTTATCAGATATATTATATCTATTTCTAAAATCCGTAACTGCTTTAACGCAATTTTCTAAACAATAGTCATCGATTATCAATACTCCTTTTTTATTTAATTTGAAATAGAGATTTTCCAATACGTCTATAGTAGAACCATACATATCTCCATCGAATCTAAGAAGACTCAAATCCTCTATTCTTTGATCTTTAAGTGTATCTGAAAACCACCCTTTTAGAAATATAACATTATTATCTAAAACCCCATATTTTTCAAAATTGGAAGTCACTTCTTCTAAAGAAACCTTAAGATAATCTATTTGATAATGGGTATCATTAGCGTCTTGGGGATATTTTTCTAAATCAGGTCTCGGTAATCCCTCAAAAGAATCACAAACGAAAACTCTTCTATTCATCTTATACAAATCATTATAAAATTTAATAAAAATTGAAGCCCCTCCTCTCCAAACTCCGGTTTCTATAAAATCTCCTTTTATATTATTTTTTCTAATATAATCTAGGGATTCTTCCAGGTTATTTAATCTTTTTATCCCAATCATAGTATGGGCTCTTTCCGGCCAATCCAATCCTTCTAGTCTAGAAGAATCTACATTTTTTTTAATTATTTCTTCTATAATTTCATATGAAGGTATTTTATTATTTTCGAAAAAATCATTTCTAATAGATTCATCAAAAACCGTATCTGTAAGTATTCTTTTTAAAAATTCTAATTCTAATTTCATTTTTTTCTTTTTAATATGGTAAGACCATTATTATTAGTTAATCTTTCTTCTATATACCAATGAGGGTTTTCTTTCAAAAATTCTTCAATAGCAGGCCAAATTCCGATAGTGTTAGGGGTTTTAAAAGTTTCACCAAAATCCCCGTAGGTAGTCGTATCATGGAATATTAAAAATTTTTTAGATTTATTTCCGTGTAATTTTAATTCTTCTTTTATCTGATTATATTCATGGTAGGTATCTATCAACAATAAATCCGTTTCTTCTATTTCTATTTTTAATACGTCTGAATGGATGAAATTAAAATCTACCCCTATATTACTAGCGGATTTGTATATCTCCCCTATATTATGATTAAAAATGTTCATGTCTAGCCCTTCTAAAATATCATAGCAAACTATCGATTTAGGTTTTGCAGACAGAAGGGCCCAGGTAGAAACTACGTATCTTACCCCCATTTCCGTTACAGTTTCACACATTTCAGCATATTTTTTTATTACTGGTAAATGCTCATTTATATCGGAAGGAGTAGAGCATAAATAATTATATTTTAAATTTATTTCATCCATATTATTTTTTTAATTTTTTATTAATAAACATCATATCACAAGATAAATAGTTATCTATTTCTTTTACCTTTTCAAAATTGGGATTTAGAAATTCTATAACATCGTTCTTTAATGGCTGATTATCATACAATTCAACGGTTTCTGCTTCTAGCCAAATTATACTAATATTATCTATCATATTTTTAGATCCTTCCAGAACTAAAATTTCCGCTCCCTGAACATCTAAATGCAATAAATCTATATTTTTAATTTTATTTCTTTTGCAAAATTTATCTATTGTTATTGAATCTACTTTTATTTTATTTTTTAGCCTAAGCCAATCATATTTTTCGTGAATCTCTTTCGGCGGAAGAATAGAGCTAGATTTATTTCCATAATCCCATTCTTCAGTAATAGGTATATCTAAAGGATGTCCTTCAGATAAATAAAAATCTATAGATGAATCTACATTGCTTAAAGCAAGATTAAAGATTTTAGAATTTTTGATCTTATATTTTTCTAAATTAGAAATAGTTTTTTTAAAATTATCCGGATGGGGTTCAAAAGAATAAATAATAGATTCCGGAAAAAGATTAGAATATCTTATGGTATCTTCTCCCTCACAACAGCCAACATCAAAAATTATTATTTTTTCCTTTGATAAATAATAATTTAATTCTTTTTCGATAGGAATAGGATCATTTATATATTTTTCAAGATTCATATTGGTATTTATTCTTTAAATAATTTTCTTCTTTAATTTTTAATCCCGAATCTATCAGATTACTTACCTGATTTTTGTGTTGACAAATAAATACTTTATTGTCAGCTAAAACCCCAGGTTCTCCGTGACGATCAAAAACTCTTTTGTAGTAATCACAGTCCATAATCCACAGTAAATTGTCCCCAAATAATTCTAAATCCCTATTTCTTATTGAAACTACACTAGGGCTTCCTATAGTATTAATAGATTGAATGATACTTTTATCTTCATAACGGGGAATCATGTTTCCTATAATTTGATCAGGACTCTCCCCGTAAGAGCATCCGGTTATTAACCAGTATTCCCCATTATTATCAAAATAATTTTTGATGTCTTCTAAGCAATTAGTTTTGTATAGGTATTCATCTTGAAAAAGAAATTTAATTATTTCCCCCTTACAATTTAATATAGCATTATTCATATTCGAAGATGAACTCCCCCTATTCACTTCATTTCTTAGGTAAATTATTTTTAACGAGTCTTTAAATTCTTCGCAAATATTTTTAATAGAATCATCAATGCTATGATCGGATATTACTACTTCAAAATCTTTAAAAGTCTGAAGAGATATTAGTTCTAAACTTTTTTTCAAAAAAATACATCCAACCCCATTCATTTCATATGTTGGGATAGCAATTGATATCATTTTATTAATTTGGCGTATAGATCACCAAAAGATACTCGGAAATCATTATTTTCTTTAAGAAAATCTATTATTTCTTCGGAGGTTTTCCACGAATCAAAGGCAAATAAATGAGATTCCCCTTCAGAATAGTTATATTCATATTCCCCTATTTTATCGATGGTGGAAATACATTCAAATGTTTTATTTTTTAACTCCGGGGTAAATTCTATACTTATGAATTTTATTTTTTTGGTAAGACCTTTTAGAATTTCTAATTCGTATCCTTCAACATCGATTTTACAGTAATGGGGTAATCCATATTCGGAAATTATATTGTCTAATGTGGTCACCTTAACCTTTTCTTTTTTATCCCAAATAATTCCTTTAAATCTTTCTAAACTCGTTGCCTCTATAAAATCTCTAGACATAGTAGATACCGTATCCGAGGGAGAAATAAAAATATCTAATTCGTCTTCTTTTTCACCTAAAGCAATATTTACAATTTTTATTTTTTCGTTATCCCTAAATTTTTCCGATAAGATATCTATACAATTTATTTGAGGTTCTATGCAAATCACTTTTGCCCCCAAGCTTAAAAATAAATCTGTTTTTTTACCTATGTTTGCTCCAACATCAAAGCATAAAGAGTTTTCTGATATTAAATCATTAAAAATATTCATTTTTTGTTTATTTATTTAATTAAATTATTTTTTTAGCAAAACAACCAAAATTCAATTCACCGCTTTCCAGCGATTTTTCTCTTATTATTTCATACCCTAAATCCTTAATTATATTTCTGAAATAATCAATATCGTCCGTAATATGGAAATGCCCATCGTCAGAATTTTTGTGGGTAAGATCTGTCCATAATAAAAAATACGATCCTATTTTAGCGTATTTAGAAATATTATTTAAAACTTTTTCCCAATCTTGACAATGATCCAAGCAATTTCTGCAAACAATAAATCCATCAATAGAATTTACCAACTCTGAAATATAGATTTCTGCCGGCTGGGAATAAAATTTTTGTTCTTCCCCAGTATACCAACTTTCCCCTAGTATTTCTATTTGTTTATCCCGATATTCATTTAACAGAGGATCTATTGTAATTCTATTTTTTAACCAATATAAACACTGCAAAAATCCAAATGGGCCAGGGCCTATTTCTAAATTATTTTTAGATTTTACCTCGTTGTTAAATTTTAAAAATTCCTCTTTAGAAGAGTTGAAAAATTCCTCTAACCATTCTTTTTCGGAAGGCCAAGATATCTCTTTATTTTTTTTAAATTTATTTAATTCTTCCAATAATATCTTAGAATTATTTTCTTGCCACTTATTATTAGATCGGATCTCGTAGATCTGGGCTTTTTTAAAAGAATCATTATATTCAAATTCTACCATGTTTTAATTTTTATTCTATTATATAGAAATATATTCCTTTTGTTCCTATATAATATCTATTAAATATAACTCTACATGATTATTGGAAATGGCCTCATAGCAAATTCATTTTTAGATAGTGATTTAAAAGATATAATAATATTTGCTAGCGGGGTATCCAATTCAAAAGAGGAAAATCTTTCCGAATTTGATAGAGAAAAAAAACTTTTATTAAAAACTATATATGAGAATTTTAATAAAAAGATAATATATTTTAGTACTTGTGATTTCTACGATTCCAAAAAAAATTCTAAATATTTAAATCACAAATTTGAAATGGAAACTATCATTAAAGATAATTGCAAAAGTTGGATAATATACAGGGTATCGCAAATAATTGGAGGCGGGAATAAAAATAATTTACTATACAATTTTACCTTAAACATCAAAGAAGGAATACAATTTAACGTTTATAAAAATTTCGAAAGAAATCTTATTTCTATTAATGATGTAAAATTTATAGTTTTAAAGTACATAGAAAATTGCAATAAGGAAATTATAAATATCGGTAATCCTAAAAACATAAAAGTTAAAAAAATAGTCGAATCACTTGAGAAAAATTTAAAAATGAAATCAAAAATTATAGAATTTGAAGGAAAAAATTTTTTTAAAATCCCTTTAAGGGAAGATTATCCCTACGAAATTTTTAAAGAAGATTATTATGAAATTAATATAAAAAATTTTATAAATAAAATTATCTATTAAGCCCTACCGTATTATTAGTGGTCACTTGATTTCCGTGTATTCTATAATTTAATAATATTTCGTCTACTATATAAAACTTATATCCCCTATTAATAGAACTTTTCCATAAATCTAAATCTTCCCTCCCCACATTATTTATATTATACCTATTCAATTTATCCAACCAAAAATTTTTTCTAAATGCTACAGAAGGATGAGATATAACATTATGATCAGAGTTTAGATTATTTTTAATATCCCCAAAAGATTTTATATTCATGTATTTATAAGGTTTGTCCTCTAAATCTATATAGCAAAAATCCGAAGAAACTAAATCATACCCCTGATTTAAAAATTCTATTTGTTTTTCTATTCTTTCAGGGTGGTAGATATCGTCTATATTCGTATTAAAAACATAATCACATCCATCCTTAAATGCTTCTGTTATTATAAAATTCATAGCATCTACATAATTCTTTTTTTGTACGTGAAAGAATTTAGAATCCGGTAAAAGTCTAAGTTCGTCGTCCCCGAAATTTATTTCATAAAAATTTAAATCTTTTATGGTTTGATTTCTTATGCTTTCTATACATCTATTTGACCATTTAGGATCGTGTATTCTAAAAAGGTTTCCGTGAAAAAATATAACTCCTATCTTTTTGTTCAGCCCTCCTTCCATTTCTAAAATTAAAATTTTATCCAATTTTTACAATAAACATCTTCAGTATTTTTAGGAATTAAAGGGCCAAACCACCTAGATGGAGCTATTGTTAATTTGCTATCTGAAAGCCAAGACCCCCACCAGCTAAAAGAACTATTCGCAATAACGTGATAGTCACACTTAGTCATCATATATAATTCAACATAAGGATTTTCGCTATTAGTTATAGTAAAATTTTCTCCTATATAACTTTTCATGTTATCTAGACACCATTGTTTATCGTCGGAAAATACGATTACTTTTAGATCTCTATTAGTTATCTTTTTAATCTCTTCCAGGCACCTTGTGTAATATGTGGGATCACAAGTAGGGTGGTGATCTGGATATAGAGTGTAATCCCCTCTTCTAATGTGGATGGAAACCAATTCTTTTCCTTCCGACATTTGATCCAAAATCCTATCTCCTTCTTCAATTATTTCTTTTCGGAAAGAAAATATTTTTTTTATTTCTTCTTTTATATTAGAAAAATATCTTTCCGTTTGATAATATCCGTTTATTGCAGTTCCGTCGGATATTAATTCTGTGTTAGGATCGTACTCGAATCTGCTCTCATTGAAAAGAGTATAAACCTGTATTCTTGTAGAAGGTATAAAATATTCTTGAGGAATATCAAAACATTCCAAGAGATCACATTTTACTGGGGTAACAGACCCGGTTTTTACATCTATAGGACCTACCATATGACTAATTGAACAATTTTCAATGGGGAACTTTGGATCATATCCCCTTCTTTTTGCTATTCCTACGGTGGATGCAAACTGGAACATCTGGTTTCCCAGTCTTCCCATGTACCCTATATTCTGGAAACTGATCATCTGTTCTATTTAGAATTAAAATTATTAAATTTACTTATTGCACTTCCAATCACTTGATGCATATCATAATATTTATATTCGGCTAGTCTTCCACCGAATATATATTTTTCGGATAAAGCCTCAGACATTTTTTTATATTTTCCGTAGAGTAAATTGTTTCTCTCGTTATTTATCGGATAATATTTCTCTTTTCCTGGATTCCATTCATCTGGATATTCTTTAGTTATTACCGTTTTTTTCGAATTTGAATTTTCAAAGTGTTTATGTTCGCATATTCTAGTATACGGTATTTCTTCTTGGGTATAGTTAATTAAAGCATTTCCTTGAAAATCTGAAATTTCTATTATTTCAGATTCAAACCTTAAACTTCGATATTCCAAATGCCCAATTTCATAATTAAAAAATTCATCTATAGATCCGGTGAATACTATTTTTTTTGCCTTACTTTCCCAGTATTCTTTATCTTTCAGAAAATCTATATTTAATCTTAACTCTATACCTTTTTGTATGTTTTCTATCATTTTAGTGTATCCTTCTATCGGTATTCCCTGATACGTATCAGTAAAATAATTGTCATCAAATGTTAATCTTATAGGTAATCTTCTTATTATGGAAGAAGGTAATTCTTTAGGATCTCTTCCCCATTGTTTTTTAGTATATCCGTAAATAAATTTTTCGTAAATCTCTTTACCTACTTGCGATAATATCCATTCTTCAAGATTTTTTGGTGAATCCGAATGGATTTTTACTTCTTCTAGAACTTTTATAGCTTCTTCCGGGGTCTTAACCCCAAATATTTGATATAAGGTAAAAAGATTTATAGGAAAAGAATAAATATCGCCTTTATAGTTAACTTTCGGACGGTTCACAAAAGAATTAAAAGCAGAGAATCTATTAACATATTCCCATATATTTCTATCTGAAGTATGGAATATATGAGGACCGTATTTATGAACATTTATACCTTCTATGTTTTCGGTATACAAATTTCCACCATTATGATTTCTTTTATCTATTATTAGACACGAAAAACCATTCTCGTGAGCTTGCTGAGCAAATACAGATCCGAAAATACCTGCACCTACTATAAGAAAATCGTATTCTTTTTTCCCTAACATTTATTTTGGTATTTCGTATCTGAATACATATTCCCATATTCTTTCGAAAACGTGGGCAATAAAAACCCCAGGTTTATGTCCGTAACCTGATTCTATATCAGAAAACCAATAATAATTATATAGTTCCAAAACTTTTTCCCACCAGGATAAAGGTTTATTTAGAATGTATTCTTTTTTTATCATATATTGGGCTCCCGCGGTAAAATTAAAAACTTCAGGATCCAATTCAGGCATTAGAATTTTTTGTATCTGGTAAACAGGAAGCCCGGGGTATGAATCATTTCCATTTCGATCGCAAAAAGTCTGAGGCCCCATTTTAAGAATTCCCCCAAATTCTTCTAATTTTAGATCGGATAAGGTATTAGGATGATGGTCAAAAGGGTCACCTTGGAGAAATACAATAGAATCTGGCAATTGATTATAATGGGAAACTATATATCTTAAAAAAGTTTCTGCTTCCCTTCCCTCATTAGGAACTTTTATTATGTTATCCTTGGGTATTTCAGTATCCCTTATATCTTCTCCTTTATTGTATATGATATAATTGCAGGGTATAAATTTTACCCAATCTGTAGACTCTTTATATCTCGATATTACCACAGTTCTTTTCATTCTATCCCTGATTTATATTTTAATTTTAAATAGTCTTCTATTCTTCTATATCTTTCGGAATTAGGTAATCCGTGAACATCCATTGGGCTATCCCAGTATCTAGTGTACCACATATGAATTCCTATGTCATTAGAAGATGAATCTATTCTAGGATTAGTGGACTTAAATCTCTCATCAAAATGGGGGTAAAGATAATAAAATTTTCTTCCTTCCTCTTTTAGTTTCCAGAGAAGAGCATAATATGGCTCTTGTTCGTAGGAAGGATTTTCTCCATTACCCATCATCTCATGGGGATAGGTAAAATCGTAGGAATGCTTTTTGGGGTCGAATAATATTCCTTTATTATTTCTCCACCCATTTTCAGTTAAAGTGAAAGTCATACCTGAATAATCAAAATCAACACTCATAAAATGATCTTTATTTCCTACCATAAAGAAAGAATTTATAGCTACCTTATTTGCCCCCCTGTAATGGTGATATGCATCAGAAACAGCAGAAAGTGTGTATCCCTCTGAATCCATTTTTTCTATTAACCTAATTATTTCTTGTTTATCCTCTATGAAAAAATCCTCGTCCACGTGAACAAACCATTTTACTGGGATATCTTTTATTTCTTTCATCCAATAAAACCAGGCATAAGGCCAATTAGATCTTCCGTCTATGACAAGATGCTGGCTTCCAGGAAATAAATCCTTAATTATGTTTTTTTGATATTCCAGCCATTTTGTATGTATAGCAGGAGTAATAAAAATTATATCTTCATCTTTTACCATGAAAATTATAGAATATTTTTCCTTAATGTTTCGAAACAATTTTATAAAATCAAATATAATGTAGGAAAATGAGAAAAAAAATATCTATAGTAGTTCCTTATAGAAATAGGGAATCCCATTTAAAAGAATTTGTTCCGCACATGGAGAAATTTCTTAAAGGACAGGGTATTCCTTTTCACATCTATATAGTTCACCAGACTGACGATAAACCATTTAATCGGGCAAAGCTCCTAAATGTTGGATTTAAAGAATCTCAGGATTTTGATTATTTTGCATTTCACGATGTAGATATGCTTCCGGTAGATTCTGATTATTCTTATGTGGATTGTCCAACTCATCTGGCTTCAAGAGCAGAACAATTTGGTTGGAGACTTCCTTATGATGGGTATTTTGGGGGAGTTACCCTTTTCGACAAAGAAAGTTTTATAAAGATAAATGGGTATTCTAACGAGTACTGGGGATGGGGAGCAGAAGACGATGATGTTCTATTTAGATGCTCTGTATTGGAAGTTCCTGCATCGAGAAAAGACTGCAGCTATAGATCCCTTTCTCACGATAGGGATATACCACAATCTCTCTATAATAAGAACCTAGAAAAACTTAGGGACCTTCATTCGTCACCTACTAAAGAAAAAATATTATCGGATGGTATCGAAACATTATCATACGAAAAAGTAAAAGAGGAAAAATTAAGTGAATTTTGTAGTATTTTAGATGTTAAATTGTAAAATTATGAATTATGTGGAAATTAAAGGAAATCAAAAAAGACAAATTGGTTATTTTCGATCTGGACGATACCCTAATAAAAACAGATGCTAAGATAAAAATCGTAGATTCTAAGACTGGAGAAATTCTTCAAGAACTAACACCAGCGGAATTTAACTTTTATTCAAATAAAATATCAAATCATTTTCTAAATTTTGATGATTTTGAATGTCCTGAAATTCTAAGAAAAGCTAGGTTTATTAGAAGGATATTTAACAAATTCAAAAAATATTATTCCCAAGGAATTCCCGTATCTATAGTAACTGCAAGAAGCTCTTCCCAATTGGTAAGAGATTTTCTACTTTCTAATGGTATAGATGTTCATCCGGATTTGGTTATAGCTATAAATGATCCGAAATATTCTTTTGAAGGAAGTATATCTCAAAGAAAACAAAGAGCTATTCTAGACCTTATTGACGATGGATATACGGATCTCATATTCTTCGACGATAACCACGAAAATCTAAATCTCGCAAAAGAAGTGGAAGGGTATAAAAATTCTAAAATTAAATTAGTTAAGGTCGATTAGATCGTTTTTAATCTCATTTATTATTCTTGAAGTTATCTCTTTTACGTGTGACAGATGATTCTGTACATTCTCTTCGTCTTCAAGAGTAAGGAGATAATTTATAGTTTCTAAAGAACCAGCAAAGTAATAAATTTTATTTCTAAGAGAGTCTATCTCTTTTTTAAGATCCTGGAGTTCTATTTCTTTTTTACCCATTTTATTTATTATATTCTATATAACGAATTTTAAAAAAATCAAAATTTTTTAAGATATATAATCTCATAATAATAATAAAAAAAAATGAAACACATTAAATTATTCGAAAGCTATAAATTAGAAGAAAGCTATGCTTTAACTGCTGGTGTCCTACAGGGATTAGCTCAGGACATTATGGGAATCTCAGATTCCGAAGAGATTGCCGAAATTCTTTTTAACTTTTTCGAAGAGTCCGGAATGGGAATAGATAGAGAACAGTTAGGAAATCCTTTCGGGAGTCTTTCTAATGCAGTTTATAATACAGCAGATAAATTAGCAAGATGTAGAAATTTCGATGAAGCATACGACGAAGTTGGAAAACTTTGGCTTATGGTAGGAAAAGAATCTTTATCTTAAGAATAGAATAGATATTAATCCTCTTTCTTTTTAGATTGGGAATATTTAGCTTTAGATATTACCTTTCTTCTTTCGATGGAAGGTTTTTCGTATTCCTTTCTCTCGTTTAACTGCTTAGATATTTTTAATTTAATGTACTTCTCTTTGTATTTTTTAAGAGCTTGTTCTATTGATTTTCCTACTTCTACAATAATCATTTTTTCTTAAGTTTGCTTTTACGTACTGAAATTTTTACCGGCATTTGTTCTTTTTCTGCTTTCTTTTCATCATAGTCCAAAGTAATAGTAGAACCTTCTTCGGCTTTTTTCATGACCATTAGATCTGCTATACTATCTTCTATATACCTTTGGACGATTCTTTTTAACGGTCTAGCCCCAAATTTAGGATCATACCCTTTTTCTGCTATATCTTCTTTTAGTCTTTGGGTTAGTGATATTTTATAACCTAAAGATTCTATTCTAGGAAGAACTTTAGATAACTCAACTTCTAGAATTTTAAGTATATCTTCTTTTATCAATTCTTTGAAGTATACAATATCATCTAATCGATTTATAAACTCAGGGGAAAAAGCTTTTTGTAACTCTTTTTTAAGTAGAATTTCTTTTGCTATTTCGGTTTCTTCCTCTTTAGATTTAGATCTAAATCCAACACCATCCCCAAAATCTTG